AACTTGATGGCGATCAATAAAGGCAAGATGAATTGATGATCACCGAAACCGAGATCGAGGGAAGGAAGTTCAAGCACCTCTATTTCATAGAGAATTGCGATGACGATCCTGTTGCCGTATTGGCGCTCATAGAGAAGATGTTCGCCGAGATAGCTCTTATGCCACGCCACAACTGGAAAGACCAAACGTGGTTTATGCGGGTATACCCCGAGATAGAACGGCAGAGCGAATTTGACGGCCACGCGCGGGCGCAAGTGCGCTGCCGTTTCAGCACAGAGGATGTTCCCCATGATCCCGAGCCAGTGATGTTGGGATTTGGGGCAAAATGAATTGAATGCTACAGTCGGTATTAGTCCCGACGCGCGTTTCACTCGGCCAAGTCACGCGAGCATGAAAGCAACCCCGAGCGACGGTGGTGGGTAACACCTGGCATACCAGTATCTCCACTCACGCGACCGTCACTTTTAACTAGGAGGATTTGAATAATGGATGACCCACTGATCACGCGCCGCAAGGGGCCGAACGCACCATTGCCATTACCCGAACATAGGGAGTCCGGTGTTGAGGAGAGGACCGGCCCTGCGCCCGCAGAGGACGACGCGCGCACCCGCGCGGCGCGTCGTGCCGCGGCGCTGCTCGATCAGATTGATGATCTCGACGAGGCGAACGATGAGTTCTTCATCCCCGACGAGATCATTCCCGAGGGCTGGACGTACGAGTGGAAGCGCCACAAGACCTTGGGCGCCGTCGATCCAAGCTATGAAGTGTCGCTGGCGCGTGCTGGCTGGGAGCCGGTGCCCGTCAAGCGGCACCCCGAGATGATGCCGATCGGCTGGCAGGGCCAGATGATCGAGCGCAAGGGAATGATATTGATGGAACGTCCCACGACCATCGTCAAGCGTGCGCGTGAGAAAGAGTATCGCCGTGCGCGCGAGCAAGTTGGCGCCAAAGAGGCGCAGGTACGCGGTCAGCCCGCCGGAGCTAATTCACCCTTTGAGGGCCGCGCATCGAAGTTGGGTAAATCGTACGAGCCGCTCTTGCCAGTGCCGAAAGATTAGGGCTATATTGGCTCGTCTGTCCAACACCCATTAGGCCGGCTGTGAGGCCGGCCTTTTTTTAACCGTCGGCGGGACCCACCGGACCAGCTACGCAAATCGTGTACGGCCGTAAAGGCGCCGCAGGAAAATACCCCGGATACCAGGGCCACGCGGTAGATGTTGTTTGCGCGGGATTGTACGGACACGTTTTAATGTCCGGCGCATGCGCGCTCTTGCATAATGGACACAACCAGCCTTCGCTCATTTTAGTACGGTATCGCCGGCTGCCCGAGTAGCCACTCTTTCCACCGTATCAGTCCCGTCTGCACGTACTTCTTGAGCAGCGTACGGCCCTCGGAGACCGCATGGGAGGGCGCGTGCAAGAGGCCGATGCCGACGCGCATGATGTCCGACGGATCTTCGGGATGCGCCCACCAGGACGTCGGCGTCCATTCGAGCGCATTGCTGGTGACGCTCGGCACGCCTTCGGCAATGCCGTCGGCCGTGCAGACGTTGAAAGTTTCGTCGAAGGAGGGCTGCAACAGCAGGTGCATGCGCGCACTGATATCGCGGAAGGTGGGCCAGGATGCCCAGGGTACGTCGACCAATTTGCCGTGCGGCAAGCCGTGAAATAGCTCCGCACGACTCTCGATCATGCGCTCGCCCCCGTCGGGGCGCTTGGAATTGACGTACAGCTCTAAGTTACAGCCGAGCGCTTTGGCGGTCATCACCGCGGCTTCGGCCGCGCACAATTGATTTTTCCACGGGCGCGAGGCGCCAAACGAGCCCACGCGCAAGGTATTGCCGAGCCGCTGCGGGGTCGCGGGATTGATGAAGGATTCGGTGTCATAGAGATTCGGCAGCAACAGGCAATCGGTGCCGAGCGCTGAGATGAATTTCGCTACGCGTTCATTGTTGGCCGCAACGCGCACGTTATGGAATTGCTCGGCGAGGCTCGCGACGGCGCGAATGTTGCGAATGCCGTACTTGTCGATGGAGAGGTACGCACAGCCCGAGTGGTTCAACTGCACGAAGGTGGTATTCGGCCAACGCATTGCGAGATGGTGAAAGTCGATCGGCTGAATCCACGCAGGCGAGCTGATCACCACATGCGTGATCGGCCGATGGGCATGCTCTTGTCGCGCGAGCAACTGCCAGAGCAGTTTTGCTTCGCTCGCCGTCTTCGTCTTATTGACTGACCACACTTCAGCCTGGATGCCGGCGCGGCGCAGGACTTTCTGCGTATTCGCGGCGGTGACGCCTAGACCGATATGGCAGACGCCGGGGATGCTGGAGAAGTTTTTGATCACCAGCACGACGCGCGCACCCTCGATCGCGGGCGCTACATCGTGCGGTCGCGGATAGGTGTGCGAGACGGCGTACATTAGGTGGCTGCCGCTACACCGACATTCTGGCCGCGCAAGGTGACTTCGGTTTGCATGTAGGCCGCCACCAACTCGGGGTGCGCCTTCGCGTAACTCGTGCCGAATAAGTTGTCGATATCAACAATCGCTTGCTTCATGACGAGATAGGCATAAGTAGTAGGAATGATCGGTGTGGCGGACATCGAGATCTCCTCTCTAGTGGATTGCGCGACTTTAGCATGCCTCTCTTGACACGGTGCATCAGACATGCAATAAGTCTCGACCATTGGCGAGCCCGGTGCTCGCTTGTCAAAGATTCTTCGGTCCCCCCACCGCTCCGGCTGCTGTGACGACCCTCAAGGTGAGGTTTCGTCATGGCGAATACGAATGCCCCGTTTGGCTTCCGCCAATATCAGGGTCTCGGCTCGGCTCCAACGTATGAGCAGTTCACGGTCGGACCTGGCGGTCTGTCGGGTGGCATCGCTTACAACGCGGCTGCGATCTACTACGGCGATCCCGTCGCACGCGCCGATTCTGGCGCTAGCACTCTCGTCCAGGCGGCAGGCTCTGCAGGCGGCTCGACCGTCACGATGGCCGGCATCTTCCAGGGCTGCAAGTACCTCTCGACGGCGCAAAAGCGCACGACTTGGTCGAATTACTGGCCCGGCTCGGATGTCACGAGCGCAAATGCCGTGGCGACTGAGGCGTACATCATCAACGATCAGAACGCGCAATTCCTCGTGCAGAGCGACTCGACGGGCGTCGCAGCGGCGGATCTTGGCGCGAACAACGACTTCAACATCGGCACGGGAACCACCTCAAACGGGATCTCGGGTGCGTTCCTCATACATGGCGGCGCGACGACTGCGGCCTATCCGTTCCGCGCACTGAATCTAGTTTGGGCGCCACCCGGCGCGAACGGCGTTTCTACGAGTGGCACGGCGGCTGCGTACAACTACGTGATCGTCGCGTTCAATAACGTCGAGACGAAGAACGCCACGGCGCCGAACACCTAACGGAGCAGATGTAAATGGCTATTAACCTTAGTGCGATCAAAGACCTGCTCCTCCCCGGCCTGCGTGGGCTCACCGGCAAGTACGAGCAGATACCGACTCAATACGACAAGGTCTTTACCAAGTTCGACTCGAAGCTGGCGCTAGAGCGCACGGCCGAGATGCGCTACTTGGGACTCGCACAGCTCAAGACTGAAGGCGGCCAGACCGCTTTCGACAACGGCGCGGGCGAACGCTACATCTACAACCAGGAGCACAATGAGATTGGCCTGGGTTATGCGATCACACGTAAAGCCATAGATGACAACCTCTACAAGACGCAATTTCACCCATCGAACCTGGGGTTGATCGAATCCTTCCATCAAACGAAGGAAATCTACGGCGCGAACGTACTCAATACCGCAACGACCTATAACGCGGCAGTGAACGGCGACGGCGTGGCGCTCTGTTCGACCGCGCACCCGATCGACGGCGGCACGATCGGCAATACGCCCGCGACGCAGGTCGATTTGAACGAAGCGACACTGCTCAACACGCAGATCAACATTCGCTACAACTTCAAGGACCAGGCGGGTCTGCGCATGTTCTCGCGCGGTCGCAAGCTGATCGTCCCCCCGCAGTTGGAGCCGGTGGCGATTCGTCTCACGAAGACGGAGCTGCGGCCCGGCACGGCGGACAATGACGTGAACGCGATCCTGTCCACAGCCGGTGGCATTCCCGAAGGCTATATGGTCATGGACTTCTTGACGTCGTCCTATGCGTGGTACTTGCTGACCAATATCGCGGGCCTCGCGTACATGTCGCGTATGCCCTTCGAGACCGACATGCAGGTGGACTTCACCACCGACACGTTGCTGGTCAAAGGCTATGAGCGGTACTCCCTAAGCTATTTTAACTGGCGGGCAATTTACGGCAACTTCCCGACGTCGTAGGAGCACGCAATGACCACCTACATCGTCCCCACCTCCGGTCAGGCATATCCTGATATCAACGAAGGCGCGCTCACGCAGCCGAACGGCTCGCCCGCGCTGCCGGGCACGACCTTTGCAGGTCCGCTCCTCGCGGGCAACGTGATCCACTCCGACGGCTCGAATAACCTCGCAGGCGTCGGCGGCACCACCGGCACGGCGAATCGCGGCTATGTGCATATGGCGCAGACGTGCGTGATCACGCAGGCATCCAATAACGGCACGACCAATCAATTCGCGTGTCCGATTGTGATCCCGGCGCAGAGTATGATCACCAGCATGAAGCTGGTCGTGACGACTGCGTGGGTGACGACCACGACACTTGAAGTGGGCTCGGGTGCATCAGCTACGGCCTTCACGGGCTCGCAAGCGGTAACGGGGCTCGGCACTGTGGGCTCGGTCACCATCACACCCGGAACGGGCGCGACACAGATCGGCAACTGGGATAATGTGGGCACGCAGGACGTGCAAATCGTGATTCTGTCAGGCTCCGGCACTGGCGGCATCGGTACCCTTATTGTCGAATATCTCGCGGGCGTCAACAGCGCTTCTTAGGAGTAGATGAAATGAAAGGCAGAAAGCATAAAGGCACTGGCGGCACGAATGACGCCGAGATGGACGAAAAGGACAACCCGAAGGATCGCACCGAACCGAGTGGTCCTGCGAAGGAAGGAGAGGCGAAAAAGCACGGCGGACGCGCGAAGCGTAAGTCGGGCGGCATGGCAGTGGCGGGCATGAAAAGCGGCGGACACGCCGGCCGGATGCCGCGCAAGAGCGGTGGCCGCGCGGGTTCTGACAGCAGCCCTCTGACGTCCAGTCACTCTGGTAAGCAGCCCCCCGGTCGCTCCGTGATGTCGGAGTCGATGGACTGAGGCTTTGAAGTAGGTACGTTGCTCGACGGGGGCCTTGTGCCCCCGTCTTTGCTTAAGGGAGCACAAAAGATGGAACCAGTGAAAGTAGCTTACGAACGTAAGGCGGCGTTATACGCCGTGAGCGGAGCAGTTTAATGCGTCCAGTCGTAGTTTCCGCGGGTCCGGTCGGCACCACAGCCGCCAATAACATCAGCCTGTCGCAGACGCCTGGCGCTGCGGGCAACTTGACCCTGAACGGCTCGCTCGTGACAGGCGGCGTGGCCATGCTCCCGAATCCGCAGCGGGTGAAGATCACCACCACCGACACCACGCACGCCTTCACCCTCACGGGCACGACGCCAACGGGAACGCTCGTGACGGAGACGTTGACGAACGCGGGCTCGTCGATCACCTCGGCCCTTGACTATATGACGATCACCTCGATTGCCATTAACGGTGCCGCGACGGGCGCCGTCACCGTCGGTAACGGCGGCTCACCCTTGGCGGCAACGCCTTGGGTGCGCCTCGACGAGTATTCGCCCGGCACCGTGTCGATCCAGGTCAACGTGACGGGGACGGTGAGTTTCACGGTGCAGTCCTCAAACGACGGCAACATGGATTCCCCGACTGGCACCCCGTCAAGCTATGTGTGGATCACGACCAATGACACGAACGCGGTGGCGGCAACGGCGTCGCTGCAGACGAATTTCCTGATCGTGCCCATCTGGGGGCGGGTGCTTTTGAACTCGGGCTCGGGGTCGATCAAAGCGATCTTTGTGCAGAGCGGCGCGGCACCGTACTAATGCGCGCTCGTTGGCTAGGACTTTTTGGGCTCGGTGTCGCCTACATGGCGATTCCGCAGGCACAGCCTGGTGGCAACACCTATGTGCCAGGTGTCTCGCAGATCGTTGCGGGCACGAATGTCACTATCTCGCCGACTGGTGGCACGGGGGCCGTAACGATCAACGCCACGGGCGGGGGTGGCTCCGGCACCGTCACCAGCGTCTCCGTGGCGAGTGCCAATGGCTTCGCGGGTACGGTGGCTACGGCGACCACCACGCCGGCCATTACCCTCACCACGACCATTACCGGACTCTTGGAGGCGAACGGCACCGCGATTGCGGCTGCGACGGCGGCGAACGTCTACGGGCTGTGGACGGGCACTTGTTCCAGCACCACCTTCTTGCGTGGTGACGGCGCGTGCGCCACGCCCTCTGCCGCCACGACATTCGATGCCATTGGCTCGGGCACTAATACCACCGCGACCATGACGCTTGGAACGGGCAGCACGCTCACCTTTAGCGGGAGCGGTATTGTCAACGCGAACGAACTGGCGGGATCGACGCTCTCGACATACTTCGCGTCGCCTCCTGCCATTGGCGGCAGCGCCGCGGCCGCGGGATCGTTCACGACGCTCGCGGCTTCCAGCACAGTGTCCGGGTCCGGCTTTTCGACTTATCTCGCGAGCCCGCCCGCGATCGGCGGCACGACGGCGGCAGGCGGCAACTTCACCACCGTCGGGATCAACGGCGGGGTGCAAAGCGATAATGAAAGTACACTGCTTGTGAATGGCACCGAGACCGCAGGCACTGCTACCGCGCTCGCCAGTATCAACGCCACGGAGGCGTTCGCGCCAACAAGCGCCACGCCGGTAACGATTATCGGGCTCCTTGCCGCGCCGGCACTGGACAATGCTGGCGCCAGCATCAGCGTGCTTGAAGGCATCACCGCCACAGGCTTGCAGATCAACTCCGATTACACGCACACCACGCCTCCCGTCGTAGCGTATAACTCGGCATGCGGGACTTGGACTGACTCGCGTGCAACCGCGCTGACCGCCGCGCCCGCAGCTAACTATTGCTACCTTGCTCAACCTTTGCAAACTGGCAATGGCATCACGAGCGGCACGGTCAGTAATATCCAGATCGCCGCAAATAACACAAGCCTTGCAGCGCTCACCAGCGCCTCTGCCGCGAGCGGCGGCACAATGCTCAACTACGGGGTGAAGATTCAGACGCCGACAGGTTCCGGCGCTGGCACGACGACCAACTATGGTCTATTCATCTCAGGGAATGGCGGCTCGGGCGGCGCAGGAACCACGACCAACTGGGCCATTGATTCAACTTCCACCGCGAACAGCCAAGTAACAGGGGGCTTTAACAGCACGCCCATCGGGGCGACCACAGCATCCACTGGCGCATTCACCACGCTGTCTTCGTCCAGCACAGTGTCTGGTTCCGGTTTTGCATTCTACCTGGCGTCGCCTCCGGCCATCGGCGCGCTCATAGCGTCGACCGGATCGTTCACGACTCTATCGGCGTCGAGTACGGTATCGGGCACGGGGTTTTCGACCTACCTCGCCTCGCCCCCCGCGATCGGCGGCACCACCGCGGCGGCCGGATCGTTCACGACTCTATCGGCGTCGAGTACGGTATCGGGCACGGGGTTTTCGACCTACCTCGCGTCCCCCCCGGCGATAGGTGGGAGCGCTGCGGCTGCTGGTTCTTTTACCACCCTCTCGGCGTCGAGCACCGTATCGGGCACGGGGTTTTCGACCTACCTCGCGTCCCCCCCGGCGATAGGTGGGAGCGCTGCGGCTGCTGGTTCTTTTACCACCCTCTCGGCGTCGAGCACCGTATCGGGCACGGGGTTTTCCACCTATCTCGCCTCGCCCCCCGCCATCGGCGGCACCACTGCGGCGGCCGGATCGTTCACGACTCTATCGGCGTCGAGTACGGTATCGGGCACGGGGTTTTCGACCTACCTCGCGTCCCCCCCGGCGATAGGCGGGACGACGGCGGCGGCAGGCTCATTCACCACGCTGGGCACCAGTTCGGGCCTGAACTCGACCACGACGGGGGCGGACCAGCTCGCGGTGGGCACCTATGGTCAGCGGCCGGGCTCACCCGCCAACGGCGAGTGCCGCTATAACTCCTCGTGGGGCGCGGAGGAGTGCTACAACAACTCCTCCTGGCGACCGATGGGCGGCGTCTACGTTGTGCCGGGGTGTTCGTCCGGCGCGGCGGTGAGCAACACCGGCGGCACGACCAGCGAAACCAACATGGCGGTCTGCACAATCCCCGCGAACATGCTGCAGAATAGTGCCACCCTGCGTGTCATCACCCGCTGGCAGATGACAAGCAACACCGATACCAAAACCCTGATCGTGCGCGTGAATACCAGCTCCGGCGCTGTGACCGGCGGTGCGCAAATCCTGGTCGCAGCGGAATCGAGTTCAAGCGTGTCGAGCGCGGTGTGCGAAGACTTCTTATACGAAACCAACGCGGCTTCGTCCCAGCAGTACGCACTTGATACCTGCTCCAACCCGACGGGTAAGACCTACAGCTCAAACTTCACTACCTCGACGCTCTCGACCACTGCTGCGCTTTACATCAACTTCAACTCCACCACCGCTGTCACCACCGACACCATCACCCTTGAAGGCTACACCGTGGAATTGCTCGTTCCGTGATCGGGAGCCTTCATCGTGGCCAATGAGAAAATCTCTGAACTCCCGCCAGGACAACCCGCTCAGTCAGGCGACCTGATACCGATCGCGCGTACGGCGCAGTCGACCAACTACGCCATTGGCGTATCCGATATCGCCAATTTCATTGGCACCCGTGGTGGCATCGCGCTCGCTCCAGGTGGCAATACGGCGGGCGCGACGGCAGTAATCTCGTCGGGCACGCTCAGCCTTATCGGTGGCAATAACATCACGCTCTCTCAGGCGGGGCAGTCGATCACGTTGCAGGGTGGTGGCGGCTTCAATGCGAGCGTCGGCGGCACCAACACTGCCGGCACGCCGGCCATCGTCTCCTCGGGCACGCTGTTCCTGGCGGGCGGCAACAACGTAACGCTGTCGCAGAGTGCAAACTCGGTGACCATCTCGGCCGGTTCGGTGGCGCCGTCCCCGCTGCCCGTCTCGGGCGGTACCACCAGCGGCGCATTCACGGGCCTCACCTTCGGCAACGCGAATAACGTTTCGGCGGGCCTTTCCAATGGCACCGTGACCTTTACGGTCGCGCAGACTGTGCAGACGCAAGCCTCTGGCGCCATCGCCCGCACGGGATTCACTTCGGGCTCGACGACGGGCACTGCGCTTCAGGGCACCTTGAATACGTCGGGTCTCTCGCTCGGCGTACCGGCGTACCTGACGACTCAGTCGGTACAGACGCAGGGCCTCAACAATGTATCCATTTTTGGGAACGTCTCGGGGGCGCCCGCACTCGTTTCAACGGGCACGCTCTATTTGGCCGGCGGCAACAACGTTACCTTGTCGCAAAACGGCAATTCCGTCACGGTGTCGGCTGGCTTGATGGGTCAGTCGACCCAGACGCAAGCCTCGGGCGCCATCGCCGGGACCGGCTTCAGCTCGGCCTCGACGGCCGGCACTGCTTTGGTTGGCACGCTGAATACGGTGGGCCTCTCGGTCGGAGTTCCCAACTTCCTGACCACGCAGTCCGTGCAGACCCAAGCCTCTGGCCGGATCGCCGGCACCGGCTTTACGTCCGGCCCGACAGTCGGGACCGTCCTTCAGGGCACACTGAATACCGCGGGTCTCTCGCTCGGCGTACCGGCGTATATCACCACGCAATCGGTGCAGACTCAGAATCTTGTCGAAGTCTCGCTCGGCGGCAATACCGTGGGCACGCTCGCGCTCGTCTCGTCAGGAACGTTTTTCTTGGCCGGCGGCAATAACATCACGCTCTCCCAGAATGGCCAGTCGGTGACCATCTCGGCGAATACGGCGGCCCAGGCAACGGTCTCGATATCGGCCGGCACTACGAGCGGCGCCTTCAATGGCCTTACCTTCGCGAATTCCAATAATGTCTCGTGGGGCCTGAATAACGGCACGCTCACCGCGACCTTCGGCCTGACCGCAGGCCAGTCGGTCCAGACGCAGGCGAGCGGTGCTATCGCAGGTACTGGCTTTAGTTCGGCGACCACCGCAGGCACGGCGGTCGTCGGGACGCTGAATACGGCGGGGTTATCGCTCGGTGTCCCTGCCTTCTTGACGACACAGTCCGCGCAGACCGGCCTTGCTGGCATTGGCTTTACGACAGGTCCTAACGTCGGCACCGCGCTCGTGGGCACACTGGATACGAATGGGTTGTCGCTCGGTGTCCCTGCGTACATCACTACGCAGTCCATCCAGACGCAGGGCCTCAACAGCGTCAGCATCGGCGGCCAGGTGTCCGGCACTCCGGCGTTGATCACCGCGGGCACGTTGGTCTTGGCGGGTGGCAACAACGTCACGTTGTCGCAGAACTCGAATACCATCACCATCTCTGGCGCAGCGAACTTGTCGGTGTCGGCGGGTACCACGTCCAATACGTTCGGCGGCCTTACCTTCGCGAACTCGAATAACATCACTTTTGGCCTGAATAACGGCACGATCACGGCGTCCATCGCATTCGGCGGTCAGTCCGTGCAGACGCAGGCTTCGGGTAACATTGCCGCAACTGGCTTCGTGACCACGTCCACCGCGGGCTCGGTGATCCTCGGCACGAACAATACCGCCGGCTTCACGCTGGCGGTGCCCCCCTATATCACCACGCAGAGCAACCAGACCCAGGGCGGTTATGCCGCCGGCAATACCATCTATGCGAGTTCGACGACCTTCGACCCGCGCTCACAGTCGACCTACGGCTCGGGGATTATCACTTTAGGCTTCACCAACGGCTCGAATGTCATCTACGCCAGCCAGTCGGCGCAGACCGAAGGGCTCTATGTCACGGGCGCCAATACCGTAGGCGCTACGTCTTCGACCTTTGACGCACGTTCGCTCAGCATTTCGGGCGCCGGCAATATCTCGGTCGGCTTTACCAATGGCGCACTCGTTATCTCTGGCACGGGTGGTGGCGGCGGCGGTGTCACGAGCGGCGCCGCGTACATCGCCGGCAACACGACCGGAACGACTTCAAGCACGTACGCGCTGTCGAGCCTAAACGTATCCTTTGCCGGCGGCCTCGTGTCAGGGGGCTGGCAGGGCGGTGCGCTGGTCGTCTCGGCGCCTGCGACCACGGCTTTAAGCCAATCGCTCTTTGCGACCGGCAATACGGTGCTGACGTCGTTTGGCACTGGTTCGATCGGCTCGCTGCTTTTGAGTGGCGCGGGCGGCGCATCGGTCGGGATCTCGAATGGAACGGTGGTGATCTCCGCACAGCCCGCCGCACCATTGAGTCGCTTGATCTGGCCTGTCGGGCAGCAGCTCACGGCGATTGCGCCGCCCACCAATGCGGCGATCAGCGTGCAATACGTCGCGCCCCAGCAAGGGGTGACCGCGAGCCGGGTGGACGCGCTCGTATCCTGGCTGCAGGGCTCTGGCGCGAACGCGAGTACCGCGGGCGTTGTGATCTCGGCTTATGCGGCGGTATTCACCTTAAATGGCTCAACGCTCTCCTCGCTCTCGACGGGCTCGGTGGCGGCAACCTACACGTACGGGTCCAACAATTCAGGCAACACGCAGCTTCTCGCGGGCGCGATCCGGCCCGTGTCCGTGCCCATGAATATGTACATGACGCCGGGCGAGTATTTCGTCGCTTTCAACTTCTCGACCAATTCGACGGGCAACACCAGCTATGGGCAGACGCTCTCCATGATGGGCGGCAACAACCTGCAGACGGGCGCGGGCGCGAACTACGCCGAATTCACCGCCGCGACGGCAAGTACCACGAATCTCTTCGGTGGGATGGGGATATACTCCGCCACAGGTCTTGGTATCCCTGTCTCGATGGCCTTGTCACGAATCGTGCAGACTGGCGCATCGCTCGCCCAAGCCAACATCGCCCTCATATTCAGGGACTATTAGCCATGCCCAACTACGTGATCCAAATCGGCAACTCGATCCTTGGGGCCGGGAGCGGCATCTTCGTGGTGGGCGAATCGGTCGCCGCAACACCGACCTATTCGGTGGCCGCCGGTACCTACAATAACAACCAGGACGTCGCGATCACTTCCGCGACACCGGGCGCGAGCATTTACTACACCGCTGACGGATCGACGCCGACCTTTCCGATCAGCGGCACCACGCAGCTCTACACGGGCGCGTTGCTGCTCGCCACCGCAACCACGCTCCGAGCGCTTGCGGTGGCGACCGGCTATATGAACAGTCTCGTGGGATCGGCGACGTATGCTTTCCAGGTGGCGACACCACAAATCCTGCCGGGCACGGGCACCTACAACGCTGCGCAGACCGTGAATCTTGCGGTGGGTACCGCCGGTGCGGCGATGTACTACACCACTAACAACACGACGCCGACGACCGGAAGTAACCCCTGGACGGGCACGCCTATCACGGTGAGCGCGAGCGAGACCATCCAAGTCATCGGCGTTCTCACCGGCTATACCAACAGCCTTGTATCGAGCGCGACCTATGTAATTGCGATTCCGCAGGCGGCAACGCCGACCGCAATGCCGGGCGGCGGATCGTATACTTCGACGCAAACGGTGGCGCTCGCGACCACGACGGGCGGCGCCTCGATCTACTACACCACCGACAACACGACGCCGACCTTTCCGGTCAGCGGCACTACGCAGCACTATATGGGCGCCCTCACGGTAGCAGCCACCGAGACCATCCAAGCCATCGCGGCGCTGGCCGGCTTCGTCAACAGCAACGTGCTGATCGCGGCGTACACGATCTCGCAGCCGCAGGTGGCAACGCCGACCGCTACGCCCGCCGCGGGCTCGGTGAGCGCAGGAACCAGCGTCTCGCTCTCGTGCGCGACGGCAGGGGCGTCGATTTACTACAACATCAACGCGCCCGCGACGACCGGCTCGACGCTATACAACCCGTTGACGCCCATCGTGGTTGAGTCGACCGAGACCATCTACGCCATTGGGCACTTGACTGGCTATACCGACAGCGCGCAGTTCTCTGGGCTGTACCAGGTCGGCGGGGCGACGCAGGTATTCAACTACACGAGCTTCAATTCGGGGGACTTCGGCACCACCGCCGGCAAGATCAACATCATAAATCACACCGCGCTCGTTGGAGACACCCTCACGCTGGTAAACGCGACAGATACGCACTCCACGGGCCAGATGTGGTACGTCACGCAGCAGAACATCACGTCGTTCACCACTAACTTCACGTTCTCGATCAGCAACGCCAACGTGAGCGGGTTCACGTTTGAAATACAGAACAGCACTAACGCAGTACAAGCCTATTCGGGCGACGGCGGATTCGGCACGCCCGGTATCTACGCAGGCGCGGATGCGAACGCGATGGGATATGGCCAATACTTGGTCGCCAATCCCTATGGTGTCGCGACCTATAACAGCATTGCTCTGTACTATACTGGATGTAACCAAACCTATAATGATACGGCCACTTGTCCGAATGGTGCGAGCTACACGGGTCTGTTGACGGAGGGCGGCCCGTTCAATCCATTACTCCCATCGCAGGATCTATTGCCATACGGAGTCAGCGTTGCCAATGGCAATGAAATGGCTGTGAATATCGTGTACGACGGCACCATCCTGACGGCGGTGATTCAAGACATGACGACTGGAGCGCAGGCCCGTTTCACCTATCCGCTCAATCTGCCGCCATTGCTGGTAGGCAATGGCGTTGGTGCTGGGTTGCCGACCGGCACGGGCAGCAGCAACATCGCTTGGATCGGCTTCACCGCCAGTTGCGGCCAACACCCACCGTCTACGTATGGCACGGCAACCGTCTACAATTGGAATTACTCCACCGGCTATAACGCGCGGCTCGCGACGCCAACCTTCAGCCTCGCATCAGGCGAGTACAGCTCAGGGCAATCGCTGACGATCTCCGGCCCGGCGGATGCGTCGATCTACTACACGACCAACGGCCTCTTGCCGACCAGTTCTTCGACTCTGTACAGCGGCCCGATCACGCTGACTGCGGGTCGTCCCTTCAATGCCGTGGCTATTCAGGCTGGCTTCACCGACAGCTACGTGGCCTCGGCTAACTACAGCATCGCCACCGCCAACATCATCAACTATCCGAGCGGCTTCGCCGCGAACGATGGCGTGGTGATCTGCGGAGTGGCGGCGCTTTCGGGCACAAGTATTCACCTAACCACTACAGCAAATTCCCCTTATGCGTTAGGCGGCACGGGCGGTGCCATGTGGTACGGCACCCCAGTTCCCATAACTGGCAACTGGACAACGACGTTTGAAGTGCAATGGTCGAGCGCGAACGCAAATGGCCTGGGATTCATTATTCAGAACCAGAGCAACGTCGGACAATCGTACAAGGCAAATACAGTGCTCTCGGGTGGCCCGAACTGTTTGATGTTGGCTGACGGTAGCACGTATGAGGGCGCGGCGAGCGGCGCCATACACCCCACTGGGGTGTTGGTTTTCTTCGATCTTTACAGCGACGCGAATAGCGTGGAGCTTTACCAGGACGTGCCCAACGCGGCACTTAACGGCGGCGGATCGGTCGCGACGGGGCTCGGCTTTAATGGCGGCACTTACACGGTGACGCTCGCTTACACGGCTGCCACCAATAATCTAGCGATTACGATGGGGTCGTTCTCCCATAACTGGACGGTGAATATCCCCTCCGTCGTCAACGCAAGCGCTTTTAACGATAGTGCCTACGTCGGCTTCGCGGCTTACGTGGGTGGCTTGACGGCCAATCAATATATCAATAACTGGACCTTCAGCGCCTCCTAAAATGTCCCCCAAACCGCAACTCATTGTCACCTCGCTTGAAGGTCATCACGCGACCAACATGCCCGAGACGCACTCGCGCCTGCAGCGTGGCGGCTCATGGAAGCGCCAGCGCATCTGCGTGGTGCTCCCCACCGCCGAGATGATGCCGACGGCAGTGACGATGGCGCTTTGGAACCTCGCGTTCCCGCCGAACAATGGCGTCGTTAAGATCGCGGCGATTGGCGATGAAGTGGGCGAGGCGTACTCGCGCGCCATCGAAAGCATCCTAAATACCCCGCAGATTTGCGACTGGGAATACCTGCTCTGCGTCGAACACGATAACTTGGCACCGGCCGACGGCGTCATCAAGTTGATCGAGCGCATGGACGCGCACCCCGAGTTCTCAGCGATTCAGGGCCTGTACTTCACGAAGGGGGCCGGGGGCTGTGCGCAGATTTGGGGCAGTCCGCAGCAGGACCCGGTGCTCAACTATCGGCCACAACTGCCCGATCCGAACGGTGGCTTGATCGAGACCTATGGCGTCGCGCAAGGCTTTACGCTGTTTCGCCTCGCGATGTTCAAGGACGTTCGTTTAAAGAAGCCGTGGTTCCGTACCCTGAATGGCAAAGACGGACAAGGATTGGGAACGCAGGATTTGGTTTTGTGGAATGATGCTCGTCAATATGGGTACAGGTGTGCCGTTGACTGCTCGGTGAAAGTCGGCCATATCGACTTTACCGGCGACTTTGGGCCGAAGGGATTTATATGGTGATCAATGAACGCAGTCGTTGAATCCGCACCGGAGCTGATCAAAGTGCTCGATATCGGCTGCGGTCCCAACAAGCAGCCCGGCGCTGTGGGCATGGATGCCATCGCCTTCCCTGGCGTCGATATCGTGCATGACCTGTCGCATCACGGGCAATGGCCGCTCGCGGACAACTCCGTCGAGAGTGCCCATTGCAGCCACGTCTTGGAGCACCTCACGAACTTCGGCGACAGATGGGAGCGCGTGCGCTTCTTCAACGAGCTGTGGCGCGTGATGGTCCCGGTCGAGTACGGCCCATCGGGGCTGCCGGTCAAAGGCTTTGCACGCATCATCATTCCGCACTGGGCCTCGAATCGCTATTACGGTGATCCCACGCATAAGGAGCCGTTCGGCGAGATGGCAATTTGCTACCTCGATCCGGTGTGGCGCAAAGCGAATGCGCCGCACACGGATTCCGAATTCGCGCCGCATATGTACAACTGTCACTGGGCGGTGAGCTACGACTACACGCTGCACCAGGAGATGGCGGGCCGCAATCAGGAGTACGTGCGTATGGCCGTGCAGTTCTATAAAGAAGCGGCGCAGGACATTATCTTCGTGGCGAGCTGCATCAAAAAATGAGCGGAACGCCCGGTGCCTACAACATCAGCTTCTACCAGGGCCAGACGCTCACACTCGTGTTCGTCTGGTCGGCGGGGACCTGTTGCGGTAGTGGCACGGTGGGTGCGACTACCGCACCTGTGGACATCACCGGCTATACCGCAACGATGCAGTTCCGACCGTGGCCCGGCTCGCCGACCCTTCTCTTTGATGCCTCTCCTTATATAGTGCTCGGCGGTCCTGCTGGCACGATCAGTCTGACCGTTCCTGCCGCGATCACGGAAGCCTTCACCTGGTACACGGGCGTATACGATCTTTTCTTATACGCGCCCACTCCTACCTTCGCCGCGACAGCGCTGCTCGCGGGACAAGCGACGGTTACGGCTTCGGTGTCGACATGAGTGGTTTTGCTGGCGTCACCGTCCAGATCACTGCCTGTAATGTCATCGAGATTTGCACGCCTGGGCCGCAGGGCATTCAGGGGCCGCAGGGCATTCCGGGGCCACCCGGCCCGCCGGGTCCTGGTCCTGGGCCTACGCCGGGGACCAATAGTGGTAACTATTACGGTACTCAGTCCAGCGCGAACATGCTCGCGGGGAATAACGATTACGGCGCGACCCCCATCTTCGGCTATCAGCCTGGCATCACGAACGCGCTTATCCTCACGCCGAACCCATTAGGCTCGAATCTGCTCGGCATCTTAAATCCTGGCGTTAACGGCTGGGCGCTGGTCATCGAAAACGCATCGACCACCGCCGATATCATTTTAGAAAATCAGGCTGCGGCCTCGAGCGCCGATTCCTTTACGACACCGCTCGGTGTCCCGTGGGTCATTCAACCGCAGGGGTCGGTCTACATCGTCTACATCAACGGAATCGGATGGGTAATCGTATGGCAACAGTAAACGGTGCCACCTACAGCGGTCTGATCATCGCGAACATGGGCGCCGGGAACAACGACTATGGAGCGGCGCCACCGGCCGGCTATACGGCGGGCACGACGAATCTCTTGGTACTGACCGCAAATAGCGCGGGCTCGAATCTTCTGGGGATCTTGAATCCCGGCGTTAACGGCTGGTCGATGATTGTCTACAACCAATCGGCGATCGGCGATATCACAATTCTGGATCAATCAGGGTCCTCGGCCTACAATTGGTTCGTGTGCCCACTCCAGGTCTCCTGGGTGATTCAGCCGCAAGCGGCAGCGCTCATCGTCTACATTAACGGCATCGGATGGACCATCACTTGAACAAGCTACTCGCAAAAACGCTCCTTATCGCTTCTCTCTGGACACCGCTCGCTTACGCGCAGCCGGTCATCCCTGCAGGCGATGTCATGGGCAACCCGCAAGCTAGCGCGGGCGTTCCTGTAGGAACACCACCCGCCTCGCTCGCGATCCCGACCATTAACGGGACTCCCGCCACAGGGAATTGCGCGTCGTGGACGAGTGCGAACCAGATGGGTGATGCGGGTGCGCCGTGCTCGACCGGCGGCGGCAATATCAGCTTTACGAGTTCGGACGGTTCGCTCACCGTGGGTGGCTCTCCTGGCACAGCCATCACGGCAGTCGTCAACCCGAGCAACATCAACTTTGGTTCTGGCGCTCTTCCCGTCACGGCGATACCGGGCAGCCCTTGCGATAGCGTCTACGTCGTAGACACCAACGCTTATGGTAGCAATCCGGCGGGGCAGAATAATGAGCCGTTCATTGATGGTGTCAATGTGCCGGCGAACACGATCTTTCTGCTTAAGGCGCAAGGAGCGCCCGCGCAAAATGGTTTCTGGGAGACACCCGCCGCGTTCGGCGGTGCGGCGACGTGGCATCGACCGTCCTGCTTCCAGGCCGGCAGCAGCACTCAGGCGATTGCCGGCCAGACGGTCACCGTCATCCTCGGCAGCGTTAATGCTGGCAGCACCTGGGCGCTCAATATCTACACCCCCGGCACTATCACCATTGATTTGACGACGCAGGAATGGGACAAGATCGCCGGCAGCGGCGGAAGCACCGGGGCCAATGTGTGCAGCTTTGCGTCGCCCGGCGCACCCTGCGGCGACGGCGTGCATACGACGGCGGCAATCACGGCGACTGCGGGTCAAACCACATTCTCCGTGCCGGGGCAAATCCCAGCGGGCTATGTGGGCGCCAACATCACTGTCGGCGGCGCGGGCTACACGGGTTGCGCTGGTGGATTCAACAGCGGCTCCTTCAATCCCACCACGGGCAATGTACTCGCGACGGCGGGTAGCGGCATTCTACCCGGCGACATCTTCACCTTGGCGGGGGGCACATATGTGTCGACGTACGCTTGCCAATGGCGCGCATTCACCACGACCGTGCAGGCGGCGACCGTGGCGAGCGCAGGCACCTGCACCGGCACTGGCACCGCCACCGTTACGGGTACGTCGGGCCAGACGGCGTCGGGTGTCGGGTTTATTGGCACCGTGGCCATGAGCAGCGGCACGATTAGCGGTGCCATCACGCTGACCAATGGTCAGCGCTACGTGCAGCCGCCCACGACCTACGACGCGCAGACGGACTCTTCGGCCGAGCCCGTCACAGTGACGGGCAGCGGACTTTCTTGTACCGTCAATCCGACGATTAGTGTCTCGATGGGCGTGCAGACATCGCAGCTTGTCCCCATCGTCGCGGGTGAGTATACGTCGGTGCCGTCCGACCCGGTCAGCATGGCGTCGCATGTGACGCATATCACTTTCATCGACACCGACTTTCATACCAGCACGGGCTCTACGAGCAACACCATGTCGACGCCGTGGCCCCATGCGTCAGGCACATATCCGCTGACGTTCTACGGCACGACGCTGTCGTACCCCACGGCTATAACGGGCATCGCGATCACCGGCACGGGGGGGCAATTCTCCTGTACCTGTACGCTGGGGCCAGGTCTGCAGGTACAAATATCCGGCGCGTTTGGCGGTACCGGCTCTATCGCGGGATATGTGAATCCTACGACGTATCAAGTCACGTCAGCGGGCACCAACACATTTACGCTAGGCACTTTAGGGGGCAGTGCATTGGTCACGACGACGGGCACTCCTACGGGGCTCACCTACACGGTGGAGTACGGCCAGACTTCGACGCAGACCGTCACTGGTACCTTCACGAACGGCTCGACGGCGGTAACGTGGACTCCGGCGCTCAATTTCGGAGTGTCTGGCGTCACGAACGGTAACGCCAACAACGTCGCGACGGTTCCGGGGTTTTGCACCGCGAGTGGCAATAGCTGCCCGACGCTCACCTTGGGCACTAACTCGAATTTGCCTGGAGGCACCTTCTGGCAGGGCGAAGTGCTCAATACCACGATTTCCGCGTTGTCGTACAACTCGGGTACCAATACCACTACGGTCACGATTCCTACGCAGATCCTCAGCAGCGTTCCGGCCCGAACGGAATGGCTGATGTACGGTCACGATGATGGCGCGACGATTCAGGCGGCGGCGAACGCAGCGGTGTATCAAGCGGGCGGCTACATCTATTTTGATCCTACCAAAAACTACAGCCTCTACGAAACGGTGAACTTGCCCGGTGGCTTCTTTGATATGGATTGTCGCTCCGCTACCATTCAGGCGCTCGCGCCAATGGCCACCATGTTATCGCACGCCGGCAATTACTGGACTGCGTGGGGCAGCGGGGTTCAGAACTGCACCCTAGAGGGTGGCGCGGTTGCCACGCAACTCGTGACGGAGTTCAGCCCGATGCAATGGACGCACAACTATTTCAAGAATCCGATCGGCAGCTCGACCATACCTTACGGCGGCGGGTGGTCATTCGAGATGGACGTACTCGGCGAGAGGATCGTGGATAACAACTTCTTTAACGATTGCCCGATCACGGCGGCAGACGGCTCACTCGCCATGATGCCGGTGTGCCCAAACGGCTTCGTGTACATACCCGTCTTCAATCGAACTGATGATCAAATGGTCAACACCTTCGGCGGCGGCGCGACCTATGCAGGATTTCAGGACGATGGGTTCGGCACGATTTACGTGAACAACCACCCTTACGACATTGCTGCCGGCCCCAATTGGGACCTGGGCTACAGCCAGAACGGCGGCCAGTGGTTCATTACGCAGGCGTACTCCGACGCCGCCCCGCCGGGCATTGGTGGATGGAGGGTTGGCGGCTTCGGCGGCCTGAATCTCACGGCATGGGAAACGAACGGCGGCGGCCAGGGGCGCTATGGCATACAGGTCGCGGGTCCGGGGACCGTTCGTAGCCAGAACATTCAGGGCGGTCTATGCCAGCTCGGCGCGAACAAGAACCTGTGCTTTCAGACCGTCATCACCGACCAAAGCACCATGATGTTCGGTAATAACACCACCGGCACCGTCGGCACGCTCTATGTGAACTTGCCGAATACGACCATTCCAGCGGCGGGCGTCGGTGCATTTAATCTCGCGGCCGGCAACGTCAATGGCGGTGTGACTGGCATCACGCCCGTCGCGAACGGTGGCACGAACCAGTCGAGCGTGAGCTGCAGCGCGCAAGCCGGGTCCAATATGACGGTTACGGGCACTTGGCCGAACTGCACCTATAACTCTGCGATCACGGGCGGCGGCTATACCACCATCAATAGCAGCCTGCCGTTCATTTCGCCCCCGGCCGGCTACATGGATGCGAATGGCAATATCGTGCTCGGCGCAAATCCGCCAGCGGGCGCGACGATGTACCTCTCGTCCAATACGGTTGGCGCAGGCATCACCATCACCTTCAACGCAGCGGCGCTTGCCGGCACCAGTGCGGGTGACACAGGGCGCGTAATCACCATCTACGACACGGGCTCCAGTAGCTACAAGACGGCGATTATTACGACCTTCACCGACACGCAGCACGCGACGGTGACGCTCAACAACACCTTGACCACGGCTTGCACCTCCGGCTCGCCGTGCGCGATCACGAATCTGTGGCTGAGCGGCCCGGTGTACACCGCATCGAATGTCGCGGCTGCAGGCGTGACGTACTCGGCACCGCTCGATACGACTCATGCGAACGCTTACGTCTACTTCCTGGTGGGCGCACCGACGGCGACTGCGGGGTGGTACTTCTGCAAGTTCACTTACCTCACCGTGGGCACCTGCTATAACTACGTCTACACCACTGGGCAGCCCGAGATTCCGGCGAGCCCCCCGGCGCTCACGGGGCTCACGGCTGGAGCGTTCGCGAACGCGAGCGCCTCGACCTTGGGGCCGAACTATTCGGTGCCCGGCAATGCGCTCGGCGTTAACGGCCTGTTGGACTTTACCTACTCAACGCTCAACGACAACAGCACCAACGCCAAAGGTAGCACGGCGCAGTTCGGGGGCACTGCGGTGGCCACGGCGGCCAGCAACACCACCGGACTGTACGGTGGCGTAACGGCCAAGACGTCCAACAATGGCCTCGCTACCACACAGACGACCATTTATTCCGCCATCGGCTCAAGCGGTGGCCAAGCGCCTAACTACACGTCCGTCAACACGGGATCGAGCGTCATTTCGGGAGCCGCGATCAACAATTTTGGCAGCACGGACTGGGTCATGATCAACCAATATTCCGAGAAGCTGTACCAGTCGAACTAGGAGGATTAAATGATCTACGTGTTATGGATCTGCTTTGCGGGCATACCGTGCGAGCCATACGTGCCCACGCACCCGGCGGTGGTGGACACCTTGGGGCGCCCGGCGGCAGAACTCAAGACGGTTGAGTACCCGACGCTCGAAGCGTGCAAGGGCTATCAAGGCATCTTGGAGGCCAGTTTCAACAAATACAAAGACATCTACGAGCACATGCCTCGGCCGACATACGAGTGCCGCAAGCAGAAGTGAATGAGCGCCTCCTACCAGTCACCCCTCAATACCACGGGCACGTATAACTTCGCGCCCTCGATGGGCGAGGCGGTGCTGTACGCATACGGGCTCGCGGGCGTCAAGCGCACCGCTCTGACGCAGCAGCACTTTGAAGATTCGCGTATGGCGACGAATCTGGTGATGGGGCGCTGGAGTTCGGACGGGGTGAACCTTTGGCAAGTGTGCCTCAACTGCATTCAGTTGGTGCAGGGCTGTGCGACGTATCCTGTGCCCGCGAATACGATCGTCATGCTCGACATGTACTACACGCTCAATACGGGCACGGCCGAGATTGATCGCATCATGCTTCCGGTGAGCCGCAGCGAGTATGCGAGCTATCCGAACAAGGCGCAGCAAGGTGCGCCCACCGTGGCCTGGTTCGATCGGCTGCTGTCGCCGACCGTGACCCTGTGGCCGACACCGAACGGCCAGCAGGCGGCATTTAAGTACTACTCATTGCGCCAGACGCAGGACTCGAGTCTTGCGAATGGCCAGAATGTCGAGATCCCTTACTACGGGCTCGAGGCGTATGTATTCGCGCTCGCCTACCGCCTGGCGCTGATCTGGAATCCCGAGAAAGTGCCGATGTTGAAGCCGATGGCGGATGAAGCGTGGGCGATATTCGCGAAGCAGAACGTCGAGTCGGCCTCGGTCTACATCTCGCCCGTCATCACTAACTACTTCCGGTAGCCGTGGCATACGCATCCCGAAGTGGTCGCGCTCGAAAATCCGCCCGCGACCCGCGCGCGTTCGCGGTGTGTCAGCGCTGCGGCATCTGGTACAACCGCGAGGTGCTCACCTTCCAATATGACTGGCGTGGCTCGCAGCTCCAGAACCTCTTTATCCTGGTCTGCCCGCCGTGCCTGGACATTCCACAAGAGCAGCTTCGCGCAATAACCTTACCCGCTGATCCCGTGCCGATCTTCTACCCCTCCGTCGAGGACTTCGACCAGGACGAGACGGACTATCGGGCGGTCAGCGCGCCGACAGTCTACGACCCGGTGACGGGTATCCCGATCCCGTCGACGACGTTGCGCGTGACGGAGGACTGCCAGAATCGCTCGGTGACACCGTTCGGCAGGCCGGTGGGCCTGTCGCCGGCCGCGGTGATGCCCTACGACGGCGCGGTACAGAAAGCCTTTGGCGTGGTGCTGCCGCTCCTCTCCGTGATCGGCGACGGCTCGGCGATCGTCGCGGTGACTTGCTACAGCGTCCACGGGCTCAAGACCAACGATCAGATCAATGTGCAGGGACTCTCGGTCGCTGCCGCGTGCGGCAGCTATAGTGTCACGGTGGTGACGGCGACGGCCTTCACGTATATGACCTACGGTTCGATCCCCGCGGGTAATCTGCTCACCAGCACCGCGTCCATGCTGACCTGCCTGGTCGGCCTGCCGCGCAGCTATCAGCAGATACCGAAGCTCTATGGGCCGCCGCTCGTGGCACCGACGGAGATTGATCTTTTGGAACTCGAGACCGCGCAAGGCTTCATGGAACTGGAGAGCGGTCAGGGCGATATCGAATTGGAAATAGGACCGTAAAATGGCAACTGCGACCATACCCATGCTCCCCCAGGCGACTGGCCTCGTGGGCGACGAGCAACTCGAGTGCGTGCAAGATGGCACTTCCGTGCGTACGACGGTCGCAGCTATCGCGGCCTTTGCGCCTGCGACCCTCGGGGGCGTCTATACCGCACAACTGCCGCCGCCGACGGTAGTGGGGCAACGCTACGTGGTCCTCGATTCGACGACAAACAGCTTCGGGATGACTTTGTTCGGCAACGGTGCCTTTGTCGTGCCGGTTTATTCGACCGGCTTCGCGTGGCTCATCGGGTGAGCCCCCACGACACGCGACCCGATGGTGGACTGTTGGCGGCGTGGGGCCTATGGCTGATCGCGAACATCGCGGGTATCAACGAGATTCTGCAAACGATAGCGCTACTATGCGCCATCATCGCGAGCGTGGTGTCGATCCATTACCACATTAAACGCGCACGTAAGAATGGAAGATTTTAACAAGTACGTTCTTATGGATTATCCACCCGAAACGGTAAGCTATGTGCGAGAGATTGTGTCCGACGTGCCCGTAACGGGCTGTTTGATCCCAAGAGGAACACTCAATGCCTGACGTAAATATACCTGTGACTCCGGCCCCAGCTACCAGCATGACCCCTTCAGGTTCAACTACGGGTTCTGCCCTCGGCGGCGCACTCTCTGCGGTCATCATCTACATTCTCGGGCGCTACGGGATCACCTTCCCGGCAGGCATTGAAGCTGCGATTGCCGCCATTGTCGCGACCGTCATCGGCTACCTGCCGGCTTCGGGACGCACCTCATGAGACGTCTCCTCCTCGCCTCGCCACTCCTTGTCCTCATTGGCTGCGCCGTCGGCTGCGCCACGGTGAGCAAGTGGTTCAGCGGCAATGCGACCATCCTCAACGATACCGTCATCATTGCCGTGGATGTCGCCGAAGGCCAGGGTATCACTGCCGCGCAGATCCATAGGATTGCCTCGTTCGCACTCGCAGCCGACAGCGGTACTGGCGGCACGCTAGCCGCGCTGTCGAATCTCGTCAATGCGCAGATCGCTGCCGCGCACCTGCCGCCTACGGATCAAGCGGCAATCTCCGTATTTGAGGTGGCGCTATCGGCGGCGATCTCCGCAAAGATCGGCAATAATGCGACCGTCGCCGCGACTCAGGCCGCTGTCGCTGATGTCTTGAAGGACGTCATCGCAGCCACGTCCTGAAGTGTTGAGCATGTGAGCAGCGTCCCCTCAACCAACCCGCTCAGCTATAACCAGTACATCCAGCAGGTTGCGGCGCTAGCGGTCTACCAGACGGCTGAGTTTGCGGGCGTCTACGCCTTCGTTGATGCGCCCCCGCAGTTGATCGTGCCCATGATGTTGAATTACGCCGAGCTGCGGATTCAGCGCGATCTCGATCTCCTTTCGACGCAGTCCTCAAATACCTACGCGCTCACGGCGGGTCAGCAGACCTTCTCCGTGCCGGTGAATGACTTCTTGAGCGTGCAGACGGCCGAGATCGGCCAGATGCAGGGCGGCACGTTCTATCAGTTGAATGCGCTGACGCCGGTCTCGAAGGAATACATTCAGAACTGCTTCGGGGGCATCGGCAAGCCGGGCCAACCGCGCGTCTTTGCCATGTACGGCGATAACTGGCAGGACGGCCAGGACACCTACATGAACCTCTTGTTCGGGCCTGCGCCCGCGACACCGTTCACGCTGCGCATCACGGGTACGAGCCGCGAGCCGTCGCTCTTTACCTATTCGGCCACGGGGGTCGCAGATACGTCTTACACGTACGTATCCACCTATCTGCCGGACATGCTGATCGTGGCGAGCATGATCTACATCACCATGTTCCAGCGCAACTTCAACGCAGCGACGTCCGATCAGCCTGATATGGGCCTCTCCTACGAGAAGCAGTATCAAGCGCTGCGCTTAGGAGCCATCGCCGAAGAGAATCGTCGCAAGTTCCAGGCGAGCGGCTGGTCGCCCTATTCGACACCGACGGCGGCGACGCCGACACGCTGATGCCAATCGCGGCACTCAAGCTGCTGGGTCCCGTCAATACCAACGAGACCGCAGTGCTGAACGAGAATTCAGGCGTCTCGTCCAGCCAGTTGATAAGGTTCATTTACGATCCAAATGGATTGAGTCTCGTAACGAAGCTGGGCGGCTGGCAAAACTTCGTCCCCTATAAGATGCCGGCGCCGGTGCGGGCGCTCTGGGCGTGGGAAGATTTGAATGATAACGCCTGGCTTGCCGTGGGCACGCAGACCGTCAATGGTCAGGCGTTCTTGGGCGCGATCACGGGCGGTCAACTCATGGGCCTCACGCCCACCTCGCTCACCGACAACATTCTCCCCGTGGTGCAGTCGTTCGCAGGGAATCCAGCGATCCTGATCACCGATTCGACGACGATGGGTATCACCCAGTACAACTCGGTGTACATCCCGACGCAGATTGCCATCGGCGGCATCGTCCTCTTCGGCCTGTATCAGTGCGACCCGGACGGCTTTCTCTCGGCCGACGGATATACGGTGTATTCCGAGGACTTGCTCGGCAACCTCTCACCCGCGCTCGTCAACTCAAGCTATCCCGTGCTGCCGCAGTTCTCAACGACCGCGGGTTCGGTATCGGTCAGCGTGACGCTGCCGGGATATACCTATCTTGTCGGCCAGACGTTCCCGGTGCTTGTGCCGACGATCGTTGGCGGCCTCACCATCTTTGGCAACTACATCGTGGTGACTACGCCGGGCACGGCAGGCACCCTGACGGGCTCGTTCAGCAATGGCTCGGCGACGATCAGTGCCGCGAACGCCTTTGTCGTCGGTCAGCAGGTGGGACTCGCGACGTCGGGTACGCTGCCCGCTAATTTTGCGCTCAACACCGTCTACTTCGTGGTCGCGGCCACGACGCTCAATTTTGAACTCGCCGCATCGCCAGGTGGCACACCCATTGTCGCGGGGGCCGGGGGCTCCGGCACGCAGACCGTGATATACGCATCGAGCACGTTCACCATCCTCGCGAACGCGCCCGCACTCACGACCGATACCGAATACATGAATGGCGGCAACGCCCGCTTTATCTACAGCTTCGGCTCGGGCGTCATCCCCTCGGGCACGGGCTACGGGGCGGGCAGCTACGGCGAGGGCGGCTACGGCACGGGCACGAATGTGCAGCCCGCGACAGGACCGCCTATTGATGCGATCGACTGGACGCTCGATAACTTCGGCTCCTATCTGATCGCGGTGCCGGATCGCGTCGCTGCTGCCAATGGCACGCCGTTTCAGCCGATCTATCAGTGGAACCCAGGCGCTGCGCAGGCGACCCTCATCACCAATGCGCCACCCTTCAACGACGGCGCCTTCGTCGCGATGCCACAGCGGCAAATCGTCGCGTGGGGCTCGACCGAGACCGGCATCCAAGATCCGCTGCTGATCAACTGGTGCGACGTCAATAACCCGAATCAGTGGATTGCACTCGTCACCAATCAGGCAGGCAGCTTCCGCATTCCCACGGGCTCGAAGATCGTCGGCTGCCTGCAGGGCCCGCAACAGGCGCTCGTGTTCACGGACATCGACGTCTATGCAATGCAGTACATCGGGCCGCCGGACGTCTACGGCTTCAACCAAATCGGCAAGGGCTGCGGACTCATTGCGCGCAAGGCCGCAGCCTTCGTATTCGGCATCGGCTATTGGATGGGGCCGTCGCAATTCTTCACGCTCTCGGCCAATGGCGTGCAGATCCTGCCGTGCTCGGTGTGGGACGTCGTCTACCAGAACTTGCATGGCGGCGTGGACGGCAACGGCATTCCGTACACCAGTCGCATCCGCGTCGCGGTGAACTCACGCTTCGGCGAGATCCAGTGGTTCTATCCATCAGCCAACGGCACAGGCGAAGTCGACTCGTACGTGAAGTACAACGTGCTCTTGAATCTCTGGGACTACGGCACCCTCGGGCGCTCGGCGTGGGTCGATCAATCGGTGCTCGGGCCGCCAGTCGGCGCCGATCCGGTGAGCCTGTACTTGTATCAGCACGAGACATCGAACGATGCAGCGGGCGTTGCGATGAATTCGTTCATGCAGACCGGCTACTTTGCGCTCAACGAAGGGAGCGACAAGACGTTCATGGACTGGGTATGGCCCGACATGAAGTGGGCGCAGTACGACGCCTCGGCGGCGGGATCGGTGCAGATTACCTTCTACGTGAAGGACTATCCCAACTCGGCGGCGGTCATCTTCGGGCCATATTCCGTGACGCAAGCCTCGACGTTCTTTTATACGCGCCTACGCGGGCGATTGGTCTCGATCAAGATCGCGTCGAGCACGCTCGGCACCTTTTGGCGGATCGGCCTGATTCGCTATCGTTATGCCCCTGACGGTCGCATATGAACATCGCTCAGCAGCAACCCTCGGGCGCATCGCTTTCAGACATTCTCACGGCGATCAAAAATCTCGTCACGGCGCTCAATACTGTCGCGACGGACTATCTCAACGTGCAGGGCCAATCGAGTCGCTGCAATATCACGGTGCCGACCGTACTGAAGACCACCGCCGGGCGCGTGTGCCAGGTTGTTGTAGTCGGCGCGGGCACGGCGGCGGGTTACATCTATGACGGCAATACGGTGGCCTCGACGACCAATGTCATTTGGGAGATCCCCACCACCGTGGGCGACGAGCCCTACATTGTGAACATGCCGACTTCGACGGGCATCAACGTGGTGCCGGGCGCGGGGCAGAGCGTGACAGTGAGTTACTCATGACCGAAGGTCTCAACAATCTCAAGATCCCGCACCTGCGCCCAAAGCAGAAGCTGAAGCCGCCGCACGCTTTCCGGCATACCAAAGAGATGCAGCACACGGGGCCGATCCACAGCTCCGTCGCGGGCCGCACCGACCATCTGCCGATGCACGTCCCGAGCGGCAGCTACGTGATCCCCGCCGACATTATCAGCGGTGCGGGTGAGGGCAATACCATCGCCGGCTTCAAGCACGCGCGGCGCGTATTCGGCGGCACCCCGTACGGGGGTGGCGCGCAGCCTTACAACCACGAGGGCGGCCCTTACGGGATGGCGAAAGGCGGCGCGACCGAAGGCGTTCCCATCGTCGCAGCGGGTGGCGAGTACGTGGTGCATCCCGATCAAGTGCGCGAAGTGGGCGGCGGGGACTTGGACCGCGGCCACAAAGTATTAGACGAGTTCGTGCTGCGCATGCGCAAAGAACTTGTGAAGACGTTGAAGAAACTACCGCCACCAAAAAGGGATTGACAAATGAGTTCAACTCTCACTCCACCGCCCACCGCTCGACTTGAGATCTTTAACCCCACGACCAAACAGTGGGTCGCGGCCACCGCCTCGCAGTTGACCGAGGGCGTGCTGTTCCGCTCACTCTCGAATCAGGCGCAAGTCTTTCAGGTCGCCGGTAGTGCCGAAGATATTGGCACCATCCTCGCCATTCCGATCACGGTTATCGCTACGTGAGCGAGGATCTCGTCATACGTCTCGCGACGACGGAGGACATGGACGAAGTCATGCGCCTCGCGATCTCAGCGTGCCAAGAAAACGCTTTCCTTAATGCGTCGGCCGAATTGCTCGCCCGCGAGATTTGGCCCGCATTGGCATTAGACCACGGGCTCTGCCCGGTTATAGGGCCTCCTGGCGGCGAAATACAGGGATTAGCTCTGCTGCGATGCGGCAAAATGTGGTATAGCAATCAGCCAATTCTTGAGGAAAAAGCCGTCTTTATCTATCCGCAATACCGATCCGCGAAGGGTGGCCGAGCACGCAAGCTCGTCGAATATAGCAAGCACGTCGCCGACAAACTCGGGATGCCGCTGATTATGGGCGTGCTCTCGGGCACACGCACGAAGGGCAAGACCGCGCTTTATACGCGCTTTTTTGGTGAACCAATGGGTGCATTTTGGCTCTATGGCGCTCGCGCCGAGCCGGGGCATTCGGTGACATAAGTGGGCGGCAAAAGTTCAACCAGTACACAGCAAGTCTCGATACCGCCGCAGGTCCTAGCGCAGTATTCGGCGGTCAACGCGCGGGCGAACCAGACGGCACAGACGCCATTCCAGAGCTACAACGGCCAATTCGTGGCGCCGATCAACCAGGAGCAGACCCAGGGCATCAACCAACTGCCGGGGCTGCTGAATACGGCCAACGCGACGGACAAGACCGCTCTCGGGACGACTCAAGCGAGTGGCGCTCCGCTCACGGGCAGCCAGATAGATCAGTACCTCTCACCCTATTTGAACACGGTACTCGGCAGCACCGCGAACGTACTCAACCAGAACAACCAGCAGCAGCAAGCCGGGCAGCTCGGCAACGCGATCAATCAGGGTGCCTTCGGCGGCGACCGCACGGGCATTGCCGCGGCGAATCTTGAGCAGCAGCAGGATCTCGCGAATTCGCAGATCTACTCCGGCATCGCAAACCAAGGCTACCAGTCGGCGCTCGGCACGGCGCAGGGCCAGCAACAGATTGGCCTGCAGGCGGGTGCGCAAGAGGCGCAAATCGGGCAGCAGCAGTTCGCCCAAGGCCAACAGACCGCGCAAGCCGAGATCGGCGCGGGCACGCTTGAGCAACAGACGCAACAGGCGAAGGACACCGCGCTCTACAACCAGTTCCTGCAAAAGCAGAGCTATCCGTTCCAGGTCGACCAATTCCTCGCGAATATCGCAGAGGGCACGGGTGCGCTGTCTGGTTCGACCACGACCACGTCACAGCCAGGCGGCTTCTTCTCCGACGTGCGCTTGAAGCACGACATCAAAAAGATCGGCAAGACCTATGACGGGCAGTCGATCTACTCGTACAAGATGCACGGCGACCCGCGCACGCATGTCGGTCTGATCGCGCAAGAAGTCGAGAAAAAGAAGCCAGAGGCGGTGGGCCTCGCCTCGGGGTTCAAGACGGTTGACTACGGTAAGGCGACGGAGAAGGCGGCGGATCGCGGGCACTTCGCGACGGGCGGCGGCCCTTCCTTCGATCTTGCCGAAATCCTTGCCGCACAGCAGGCCATGTACGCGCCCATAACCGGGGGCGGCCCTGGTGCCTTCGGCTTGGCGGCCGGATCGGTGCCGCGAGGCGGCTCGAGCCGCGTGCCCGCGCCCACGGGTGGCTCGCCGCAGCTCATTACGGCACAGGGGTCAGTCCGATCGCAGCCGACTGGGATGCAGAACATCAATCAGCTCATCGACACGGGCTCGAAGATTCAGGCCGGATACGACAACTACGAAAAGAACGCGCATAAGAACCAGCCCACGCAAACTGCGGCTCCGTCATCGGGCGTGGTGTCATCGGTCCCCGCAATGGACCCGAGCTTCTATAGCGCTCCATCTCCGACGGGCGTCGCGGCGAACGATGACTATAGCCCTCCGCAGACCCAGAGCAATCGCCGGGGCGGTGTCGTGGGCCTCGCCTCGGGCGGCATTCCGTACAGTAACGTGGTGGGTGCGGGCTCGACCGAACTGGGTATCCCCACGGCAAGTGGGCGCTCGGAGTTTGCCTCCGGTGGCTCGCCCTATTCGTGGGTAAACGATTACTCGGAACTCGCGATCCCTGACGAGAACTCGCACAACCAGATGATCAAAGCGCCCGACCTACCGAAGCAGGCGCCGACGGGATTTCAGCAGTTGATGTCTGGCGCGGGCGGTATGGGCAGCATGGGCGGCAATATCAGCAGCATGTTTAGCAGCGGCGCAGGCGGCGCAGGTGGTGCGGCGGCTGATAGCGGCGATGACTTCTCGGGCGTGGCGTCAAGCGCCCTGGCTGGCGCAGAGAAGCGTGGTGGGCGCATTCGTCGGGACACGGGCGGCGATGCCGTCACCTCCAACTCAGCCGATCGAAACTCAACGGTGTCGGGCGATGAACCCGACACCTCACTGCAGACCGCCGCACCGCCGCTCGCGCAGGCCGCACCGAACACCTCGCTCGACTCGGTCAAGCACCTCGCGCTCGCTGCGGGCGAAGCGTATTTCGGCGATTACGCAGGCGCTGCAGGCCAGCTCTACGATGCGTACGGTGCGAGCCAGACGAATAATCATCGGCGCGGGGGGCGCATTCATAAGGATGATGGCGGCGGCCTGGGCATGAGTCCCGATCCCGATGTCAATCCGCAAGATGTGGTGTGGTCTGGCAGTCCTCTGCGCAACAACATGGGCGCTCCGAATACGATTGATTTGTCGAATTCCCCGCCCGTCGCTCCGGCGCCCAAGTCTGCGCCGCGCGTGCGGAGTGGCGTCGCTGCGTCCGCGCCTGTCGATGCGGCTCCGGCTCCGGCGGCGAGTCCGGCACCGGCGCCAGCGGCAGCGCCCTCGGGCGTCGCCGCCGCCGATCTCTCGCCCGTTGGCGTCGATCCGACGGCAGATCAGAAAGTGCCCGAGGAACCGCAGCCCGATCAGAAAAAGGGCGTGCTGGGCAGCATCCACGACTGGTGGGAGCGCAACAAGACAGATGCGATCCCTGCCATCCAAGGTCTCGCAGCGATGGGCATGTACCCCACGAAGCACTTGGGCGTCGCGCTCGCGGCGGGGCTCGGTGCGGGGGCGCAGTCGTACTTCCCGACGCAGCAAGCGGCGCAGGACGTGCAGGCACGGAATCTACAGAACCAACTGACGGGGCTCGGCCTCGACGTCACGCGCAAGTCGCTCGGCTCCATGAATAACATGAATCCATCGGCTGGCGCGTCCGACATGGGATCACCCCCGACTGAGCGGGGCGCGGCTGGTGCGGCGATGCTGACGCAGTATTACAATAAAAAGAACTATGTGCCGCCGATGACACCCGAAGAGGCGCAAGCGAAGGCCGGATTGCAAGTCGCGGGCGGTGCCGTAAGGAATCCTGGTCTCGCAGCACAAATAGACACGAGGATTCAGCAGCGCATCAATACAGCACACGCGCAGAATCAATTGGACATGCAGAACAAACATGATGCGGCCTATGAGGTCGCCATCGCGCCTAGCGGCAATTTCGCGGCCTTAAGGACCACCGATCCTACCGCAGCCACTGCTATCGCGAAACAGATGAACTTTGATCCCACGTCTGGCAACGCGCCCCCGGATGCGGATGCGGCAGCCAAAGAGTACGCGATGAACACGGTCACGGCGACACATCCGTGGACCGGGGATAAATACGAGGACAACGCTGGCAGGGAGATCAACTCGCGCACCGGACGCCCGACGATCGGCCCTGCGGCACAGGCGCTCACGCCAGAGCAGCAGTGGCAGCAGTTTAAGGATACGTACGCTTCCACTGAGACCGGAGCACCAGCGCGCGAAGCGTTCATCAATTGGGTCAAGCAGAATGGTGGCGGCAATATCCCGACCAATTGGCAGCCGCAGGGTGGGTGGGTGCCGAATGCGGGTGCGAGTGCAGCGGGTGCTCAGCGTCCAGGCGGCGGTGCTACGCAGCGGTCGACGACGCCGACGACCGAAGCACCAGGAGCGCCAGGCTCGCCCGCGAAGGGTTCATCGCTGGATTTCAGCGATGCGGCGCCTAAGCCAGCATGGCTGGACAATCCGCACAGAGTCCCCACTGTAAACATGGATAGAGTCGCCGAGAAGTACGCGACCGCAGAACAGAGCCTATACGACGAAGCAAATCGTCTCGAAGGCACGCAGCAGGCGATCGTCAAGGCGCAAAGAGCCCTGCAGCTCCTGCCGAACGCAAAGACTGGCCCCGGCACGACGACCATGTCGGCCATTCAGACCGCTCTCGGCAATATGACGGGGTCGCAGTTTGTATCGTGGCTCGGCAATAACCCGGCCGCCCATGACATCTTGGCGAAGTCGTTGGGAACGGGCGCGTTGGAGACCGCGATTGAAGACCTGAAAGATCGAGGCGCGCAAATCCGCCTCGGCAATCAAGAGAGCAACTTGATCATCAATCGCCTAGCCGCGTCGACCGAGATGCCGAAGGCGGCGATCGAGGGGTTGCTCAACTGGCAGATTCAGCAGGGCCAGTACGATGTCGCGAAGGAAAGCGCCATTCCTCATTACTTGGCGCAAGGAAAAGACGCCCGCGCCTTCGACGGGTACTATTCAAGGAAGTTTCCTTTGTCCAGTGTCCTGAGCACGGCGGCGCCTGCGGGCACAACCATCAATAACCCGATGCCGGCTGGCCCGAAGCTGCAGGCATATGCCGACGCGCACTTTAAGGGCGACCGCGACAAGGCGCAGCAATACCTGAAGAAGAAGGGATATCAGTGAGCGCCGCGCCTCCAGATATCAGCGATCTCCCCGATCCGTCGAAGGACAACGCTACGCCGGATATCAGCGACCTGCCGGTGCCGAAGCAGGGTGAGATGTACAGCCCGACCGACGACATGTCGTGGTCCGATAGGCTGGCGGCTGGCGTCGGCAAGGGCATGGTCGACACGGGGCGCGGTGTATATCAGTTGGGCGCGTCCCTCGGCCATGCGGCGGGTTTGGTCTCCGACGAAAAGATGAAGGAGATCCAGCAGGACGTCGACTCCGCTCACGAACGGGACCAGGCATTGATGAATACCGGCTGGGGAAAGGCCGGCGATATAATCGGGGCCGCGATTCCGGCGGCATTCGTTCCCGGCACGGGCATTATGGGCGGCGCTGCGGCGGGCGCAGCGATGGGAGCGGCGCAGCCAGTGCCGACGGGCGAATCGAGAGCGCAGAACATGGGCCTCGGGGCGGCTGGCGGTGCAGCCGGCGGGGCCGTCGGCAAGGTGTTCAAGTGGCTCGGCGGCTTCGGTGTGCCAGAGGAACGGCAGGCGTCCGTGGATCTTTTGAACAAAGAGGGTATCCCTACCTCTGTTGCGCAGAAAACGGCATCCAAGGGCGCGCAAACCGCAGAGCGCGCGAGCAGCATGATCAGCGACGATCAGAGAGACTTCATGGCTGCGCAACAGCCGAAGTTCAATGCTGCCGTTCTGCGCCGCATAGGCGTCGCAGACGCGAGCAAAGCAGACCCCGACGTCATGGATAAGGCCGAGAAGGCGATTACTGGAGTGATGGACGACGTCGGTAGCCGTGGCGTGAAAGTCGATGACGAGATGCTGAATGGGTTAGGAGATGCTGAGTACAATGCAACACGCCAATTGCCGGATACAGATTTAGGCCCCATCAAGGCCCACGTCAGCGATATTTTGTCGAACGCTGCTAAAAATGACGGCCAACTTGACGGCGTTTTTTATCAGAAGGTGCGCACGTCGTTAAGGACTCTATCCAAAGATCCGCGCTATGCGCCGTTCGCACATGACATGCAGGACGTGGTTGATGATGCGCTCGAACGTTCAAATCCAGAAGATGCAGCCGCGCTTACGGGCGCACGCCAGCAATACAGGAAGCTGATGCAGATCGAGCCGGCTATCGACTCCAATGGGAATATCGGCGTGCTGCCGCTCATGCGATCCCTCATGAACAAGTCGAATCGAAATCAGGCGATCTACGGACGGGGCGACCAGAGCCTAATGGGGCTGGCGAAGGCCGCGCGGCAAATTATTCCGGAAAACCTCGCCAACAGCGGCACAGCGGAGCGCTCGATCCCAACGCTCACCGCCTTGGAGATCGCGCAATCAGGTGAACCCTTCAAGGCTGCGCTGAAAGCCGGCGCCGCCTTCTATTCCGGTGCTGTCGCGGGCCGCGCGATGCGCAATCAAGGTCCCGTAGGTAATATGCTCGCCAAGGGGCTCCCTGGCGTGAGGACCGTATCGCCTGCCGTGCAGACCGTCGCCCCCGCACTCGGGTATGGCGCGGGCGAGTCCAAGGAGCGAGACGTAGATCAGCCCGCGCCGGATTTCGGTACGCTACCCGCCGATGCGATTCAACGCGCGGCAGGCGGCAAGGTCGACGATATTGAACCGCTGGTGTCGCGCCTCATGGGGCGCTGGAAGTCCGCGAAGAAGGCGACCGACGCGAGTACCAAGCCGTTGCTGCACGTACCAGACGCGACCATACAAAAAGCGCTAGAGATCGCAGGGCGCGGGATATGAACCAGATCCCGGCGCCGACGTATACCCACGCGACGACGAAGCACGACCACAGGATGCCGACTATCAGCAGCGCGATATACGCGATAAGGGCCCACACTGCGAGCCACAAGATGATCATCTCACCATTCTACACGAACGCCCGTATAGGTCAATATGTCAACCCCAAATAAAGATCTCAACATCCCGGCCCACGGCGCCGACCCTGATTCCTGGGACGTGCCGGTCAACGCGAACTGGAACGCCATCGACGTCGCCTTCGGGGGCGTCACCACGATCTCCGTGACCAACGTGGTCGGGCCCGACCCGATTGTCCTCTCAGTCTCGCAGTACACACCGCCGAATATCGTGTTCGTGGGCATCTTGAGTGCGAACCTCGTCTATCAGGTGCCAGCGGGCGTTGGCGGCCTGTGGACGATCTACAACGATACAACCGCGCCGTTTACACTCACCCTGAGTGTGACCGGCGGCCTCGGCAACGTCCTCGCGCAGCAGGCGCGCACGCTGACCGTGTCGGATGGCGTCAACATGGCCCTTGCGCAGCGGCCGACCACTTCGTTCACGCAGCTCACCGATCAGATCGCCTATGCGCAATGCCCGTTCATGGGTACCAACGACGTCGTCTATTCAACAAACCTGCCGCTCGTCGGGACGGTTCGCGGCAACGTCGTCGAACCAGACCCAGGCGGCATACCGACGGGTGGGGTCTACGGCTATATTTACTGGCTGTACTGATGGCCCGCGTCTTCTATGTCGACATCACGAATACACCGCGCCTGATTAAGCGGATCTTCTATGTCGACATCACGAACACCGCGCGCCAGATCAAGCGTGCGTTCTACGTCGATATCACGAACACCCCGCGCCTCGTGTTCGTCGCCGCGCAGGTAATCCCCGAGATCTTGGGCGCCGTCGGGACCTATCCCGGCACGGCAACGTGTACGATCGCCTTCACGACGAGTGGTACCGAGACGGTGCAGACCAATCAATTGCCGACGCCGAGCGTCGTCGGCAATTGGGCGTATCCGCCGACCAGCAGCTATCAGCTCATGGCGACGCTGCAGTCGGGCACCGCACCCACGGGGAATGCGCTCAACGTCTGGATTCCCGTCACGGGCACGCTGAGCTGGAGCCTGACGAGGTTTGGACCGGGGAGCAGCACTTGCTCGCTGCTCATTCAAATTAGCACGAATAGCTCCTCGGTCATCGCCTCGGGGGTGATAACGATGACGTCGACCGTTGAGAGCGGCGGCTAATGATCATGCGACTCATTTGGGTCGCGATCCTTTTGATCCTGCTGAATCTGCTGTTCGTGCGTATCTCGCACCTGGAGATCGCATCGAGCGGCCTCAACGACCGCGTCGAGCGGCTCGAAGACGGACGCGCGTTTTCGGGAGACTGGGCCCAAGAGCATCTGCGCGATAACGCGCCCGAAGGCTGTCCCGGTCAGTATCACCAGTACACCACGGGTCCCGACGGGGCGCAGTGGCTCACGGGCTGCTGGGGCCTTTCTTCTTCGCCTCACGACCCTCCATAATATGCCTGGCCCAGCCTGGCGCGTATCCACGCGAGCGCCCGAACGCCTCTAGCTGCTCCAGCGACTGCGCGCGACCCTGTTTTTTTCGCCACTCGCGCCGATCAACCTCCTCCGGCGTGAGCGGCTTCACTTCTTTTAGATCGCCCTCGCGCTCCTCAATGTCCTGGCGCGGCTTTATCTCGAAGACGTGGCCGCAGTCGACGCACACAAGCGCGCGGGCCGGCGATGCCGCCCAGCACTTCGGACACACGCGCGCCTGCAGGGCCGGCTTGTTTTGCTTTTTCTTCGCGATGTCATCGGTAAGCGTCCACTGGCGGTCCTCATGGGGCAGCCCGAACCGTTGCGAGTTGCCCACATGATCGAGGATAAGCGCGTGCGTCTTGCCCGGCGCGGTGCGCAAGATGCGCCCGCATTGCTGGCGGTGCAGTCCCTCCGATGCAGTCGGCCGCAGCATGATGCCGACGTGGACGCCAGGCACGTCAAATCCCTCGCTGAACAAATCGCAGCTCGCGAGCACACGGATCGCGCCACGGCGAAAATCCTCAACTGCCATGCGCCGAATCTTCGGATCGGTGCTGCCATTCAGTGCAATTGCCGAAATGCCACCGGCGCGAAAGTCCTGCGCGACATTATCGGCGTGCTTGACCGACGTGCAGAATACGAGCGCCGGCTTATCGGCCGCATGCCGGCGGTAGTGGGTGATGGCATCGCCCGTGATGGACGGCTTGTCCATGAGCGCTTCGGACTCGCCGATCCGATACTCGCCCATGCGAATGTGCAGTCCACTCGTGTCGACGGTGGGCGGTGCGAACACACGCGGCTGCGCAAGGTAGCCCTGCGTCACCAGCTCGCTCACGGAGGGACCTACGATCAATTGATCGAAGTGCGCGCCCAAGCCGCGCCCATCGAGACGCACGGGCGTCGCGCTAACACCCAGAACTTTCGCATCGGCATAGCCGCGCAAAACCTGCGACCACGTATTGCCAGCGGCACAGTGATGCGCTTCATCGCAAACAATGAGTGATGGCGGTGGGAGCGACTCCATACGATTGACGAGCGTCTGCACACTCGCGACGGCGACAGCATCGCAGGTCTTCGATGGGCGCCGCCCGTAGCCTGACGCAACGACGTCGGGCTCGACCCCGAATTCTTTGAGCGCCCTCACAATCTGATCAACCAGCTCGACGCGATGCGCGATGATCAGCACGCGCTTGCCGCGCCGCAGTGAGGATTCGGCGATGGCGCTGAAGATGACGGTTTTGCCGCCGCCCGTCGGCAGTACATATAAAGGAGACTTCGCGCCATTGCTAAAAGCAGTGCGGATGCGCTGAATTGCCTCGGCTTGATAGGGGCGCAGGGTGAGCATTTTGGCGTCTCGCTTGCGTTGTCGCTTGCGTTGAGGTACATTTGTGACCGCCCATCATAGCGTGAGGAGTTTGCATGACAACTAACGTCGCCGTTCGCGAGCATTTGCCCGCATTGTCCTACACCTTCGAGCAAGTGCAGCGCATGGCCACCTCATTCGCTAAGTCGGGTCTCTTTGGCGTCAAAGATCCCGACAGCGCTCTCAGCCTCATGCTGTACGCGCAGGCGCTCGGCAAGCACCCCGCGCTGATCATGCGCGATTACGAGCTGATCCAGGGGCGCCTGTCAAAAAAGGCGGACGCGATGCTGCGCGACTTCCAAGCGAGCGGCGGGCGGGTGCGCTGGGTCAAATACTCAGATGATGGCGTAACCGGCATCTTCAGCCATCCTTACTGTCCCGAGCCGATCACGGTGGATTGGGATCGTGCGCGAGCCGAGCGCGCGGGCCTCGCCGGCAAGAATGGCGGCATGTACGACAAATTTGGTCGCCCGATGTATCGCTCGCGCTGTATCACCGAAGGCGTGAGGACGTGCGCGCCCGAATGCACGGAGCAAATGTACAGCCCGCAGGAGCTAGAGGGGATCGAGGGCAGCGAACCCGTAGCGACCATCGAAAAAGCCGTCGAAGGCGCCGTCGAGCACGTCACGAATGCGTTGCCGGCTGACGTGACCGACGAGCTGATCATGTCGCTCGACGTACGCACGCTCCCCGAGCTGAGAAAGGCGTTCGGTGTGGCGTGGAAAAAAGCAGAGGGCGATGACATCGCGCGGCAGAAATTAAAGGCATGGTACGACGATATGAAGGATGCCATCGAGCGCGGCGATGTTGAGGCGCCTACTAAAGATGCGCCTATTTGAAATCAGCGGCCAGTTCAAAGAAGTCGAGGCGTTGCTCGACTCGGACGAAGTGCCGCATCAAGTCATCCTCGATACTCTCGAAGGCATCCAAGGTGCCTTTGAAGTCAAGGCGGTCGCGGTCGCGCAGATGGTGCTCGCGCTCGCCAATCGTGCGCAAGCCGTTGCCGATGCGTCGAAGCGCATGGGCGAGCGCGCAGACCGAATTCAAAAGCGTGCCGACTCGCTCAAGGCGTACCTGCTGATGCAAATGCAGATCATGCAATGCGAACGCATCGAGAGCGACGAGCTGGTGGTGCGCCGCCAAGCGAATCCGGCCTCGGTGTATGTGATGAATGAGGCATCGGTGCCGGCGGCCTACTGGCGCCAGGCGCCCGCGCCGCCGCCGGAGTTGGACAAAATGCTGATCAAGGCGGCACTACAGAACGGTGAGGACGTGCCGGGGTGCTTTGTGGAGAAGGGCGAGCACGTACGTATAAGCCTTTGAATTGACGATTGCCGCACTGCGGCGTAATACAGGAGGGTGTTCATTTGATGGGGCGATTTACTTGGCGGTCGTTGACCGGGACGCGGCTCGCGCCCTGGGGCTCATACGGTTCTTTACAGGTCGTCCCTGCATTTATGGGCATGTGGCGGAGCGTTATGTCTCAGGAGGGCAATGCCTCAAGTGTATGGAATCGACTAGGACACGTCACAGCGTCGCGCCGTTATCCCCACAGCAGGTTGAGCGATGGTACGCCCAGGTGAGTGCGATTCGGGCCGGCAAGAAATTCCTGTTCGGTCGGGGGCAGAAGGCGGCGACGCGCGCGGTACCGCTGAGAGCCAAGTGAGCGAGGCCGCGATCTATCGCCGCAAACTCGCGGCGCATCTCGCGGACCCCCTGAATTATCCGTGCCCGCGCATGTCGAGAGCGCTGCGGGAGAAGATGGCGGAGATGGGCAAAAAGGGTGGCTCGGCGGTGGGGCCGAAGAAGCGGCGCAGTCCAGAGCACTACGCAAAGATGGCGCTCGCGAAGCGGCGCAAGCGATTAGGGTGGTAACAACTACGGAGATGACACATGCGGCAGCTAATTTTGGCTTTGGGATTGATGGCGGGCGCAGCGCATGCGCAGGACGAGTACTACGCGATTACGGACAAAGCGCTGATGACCGCGGCGCCAACCAACGACCCAGGCTGGACCGACCCGAGCCCCCTCACTGTGACCGGCTGGTTTGAAACTAACGGCTATGGCAAGTCGGGGTGCGTCGTGAGTCCTTGCGAGGGCCAGGGGTTCCCTGGCTATAACCCGCTGATCATCGGCTACGACGTCAACATAACCTATCATGGCGTGACCGAGATAATGCAGGCGAACCAAACACCAGGGCCTATCAGTGGGACCCTCATCGCGACGAAAGGTGGTCTGTACTGCGACAAATGTAATTTCTCGAATGAGGGCTATCCTTTTTTTCAGTTCTGGGGCGCTGCTGGCAAAGGTGGCAACGGCTTTTATCAATATATAGAGCCGGGGTACGCGCACGGCCAACTGAATTTCGCGACCACTGCGTTATTGAATGACTTCTTCGTCCTCGGCTCGCCGGCTCCATACTCCAGTGTGGTGCGGGCGGCGGTGCCGCGCGCCACAGCGGCCCCCGAGTTAGATCCGGGGCATGCGTGCGCAGCACTGTTGCTGCTCGCGGGCGTGGGTCTGGTGCTCAAGGGGCGACGCTAAGTAACATGAACCTCTGGGGCATCGCACTGCTCGTGTTGATGGCCTTTCTGTTCGGTGTGCGCTTTGGCCTATGGATCGCCGAAGCGCCTTGTGGCGGATGAAGATCGGTGAAAAGGTGGGGATTGGATGAAAGTCATCATTAGCCGCACGCATGCGCCCATTCCCGGCGAGTGGTGCCGATGGCAGGCGACACTTGAGGATTACGACGGCGGCGACCCTATCGGCCACGGCAGAACGCCTGGCCAAGCGGTCGATGATCTCTTGATGGAGATTGAAATCAAGATTGAAATCAAAGGAGGAAAACCCCAAATAGAAGATTCGATGTAACGGAACCAACTTCTAACCTTGGAAATGGAGATTTTAAATGCGAGCATTTCTATCATTGATAGCGACGATGGCGTTGCTCAACGCGGGCGCGGCGCAAGCCACGGCACCGCACCTGATTGTGCAGCCGAAGGGCACCATTGCGACTTCGACGCCAGGGCAGACGGCACCGAGCTGGGGCAGTACCGTAGCGGAAATCAACGCCAGATTTTCTGAGGAAATGTACGACGCTTGCCTCAATAACCCATCATTCAAAGATTTGATGCTGGATGCTGCGACGGGGGCGAACGCAGATCCTTACCTGATGGCGCGGTTCTCAACTCTGGTGATGGCGTCCGACCAAAACTGGATGCCGCTGTTATTCGAGTGCATGGCGAAGAATACCTACCCAGGGGTATTGTTTTCGATGGCACGGGCCTTTGGCACCAACTTTATGAAGGAGTGGGCTGTGCCATATATGACGCCTTCTACGCTTCAAATATATGAAGAGTTAGTGGGAGCCGGGGTAGGACCTTATCCTCAGTCTTACTATTGGGTGCAAGAGGGCGGCAAACTGCCTGCGGTGCTTGGCGACTTGTACGCTTACGAAGTGTTCCTCGATTCGTATGCGAACCAGCGCAACGTCACCTATGCAGAGCTACAAGCGGGCACGCCAAAAAAGCAGGCTCTAAACACGACCGCCCTTTACCTACACTCCACGCTGCACCGCAGCGAGAAAGAAGCACCGATCATAATTCTGGGGGCGCTGATAGGAATAGTCGCCGCGGTCTTCGCCATCGCCGACAGCCCCACTGAGCAGAAGTTGACGGGGGATCTAGAGACCCTGGCGACCGAGGCAGCGCAAATATGGGTGTCTGTCCCGACTGTCGTTGACCCTGAGCTGGATTGGGGGGCAGGATGGAATGGGTTTTGGGCCATGAACCTCTTTTGCCTGGGTTATGGGGATGGATGCTAAATGGATATCCTACGTTTAGTGATGATCACACTCGCCGCTTTCCTGCTTGGCGTGCAAGTGACGCTGCATTTTGTGGGGCGACCCGTGACGGGATTGCCGGCGATGGTGGTGCCGCTGCTCGCGCTCGTGGTGATACTGATCAGTCGACGGAAGGGCCGCCTAAGTTGCGGGTAGCTGGTATGAGCATCATGCGACTGATGATTTTGGGTATGGTCGGGCTGTTCATCGTGCAGGTGATCCTATGGCTCATGGGACGGTCGGGAGCCCTTGTGCTGGTGCCGATCATGATCCTATGGCTGGCTGCGCTGTTCATCAACAAGTAATCTCCCGTGCTGGGAAGTTTGCCCCGCGCTCGCGGCGGGGCATTTTTTTGGAGGGCTGCGATGTTTGACCGAATCTTTGAACTCTGGGACCGCTACACCGACGAGCACGCAGTTCTCGGCTGGCTGTGGTTCGTCGGCACGTTCCTCACGGCGGGCTCCGTGGTGGGATTACTGTTGCTGCTGGTGCTGTACCGCTGGGGGGTGCTGTGAACCCCGTGCGCTTCAAGACGACGCTGCGGGGCAAGCCGGTCGAAGTAGAGATGGGAGTGGATTCTTGACGAGGAGTTGATTCTTGACGATGGGCAGCCGACGGCATTCACCGTTGAATTCTTGAGCGGCGAGCCCGAGGGCGGCTTGCTCACGCGCCTTGAGCTGGGCACGCTCTGCCGTGAAGCGGCGCGCGAGGTGGCCAAAAGATGGGGGCATTGAAGCGGTACAGCACGTTGCTAAAGGAAGCTGCGGAGTGGAAAGCCGTCGCCACGGCGAATATGGAGCGCATTCGCGAGTGGGAGGAGTACGCGAGCCACGCTCAGAAGCGCATCGCTGAGTTGGAGGCGCGCATCGAGGAGCTAGAGGCGCTAGAGGCGCGCATCGAGGAGCTAGAGGCGCAGGTCAAGGCTCTGCATCACTTTTTGGTGCTATGATGCGGTGTGACCGAATCCGATCTCTACGGCACGATCCTCACGGCGCACTCCCACGGCGACACGCGCCTGTTTCGCATCAACGCGGGCCAAGCCTATCAGGGCCGCGTCTTGGAGCACACCCCGCAGCGCTTGATCTTAGCGCCCTGGTATCCGATCCGGCTCGCCGCCGAGGGCGTCTCGGATCTTCTCGGCTGGTCGGCCGGCGCGATCTTTACCGCCATCGAAGTTAAAGGCCCACGAACGCGCGTGACACCGCAACAGCGTGATTTCATTGATCTTGTCCGTCGCAGTGGAGGGCGTGCCGGCATCGCGCGCAGCATCGAAGAAGCGGGCCAAATAATTAATTCGTAGGATTTCGCCTACATACCGCGTAGTCCCTTGACTACCCCTGGCGACGGGCGCATTTTTGCATCGTCGACGCACGAACGCACACAGGTTTCGCCCTCGAAGCATATACGCGCGTACGTGAGAACTATGTTCGGTACCGCACATAAAACCATTATTTTTTGTGGAGCCCCGCCCCCATGACCGCCCCCTTTGAAAATCGCCGCCCGCGCCTCGCCAAGGGCGGGCGCCGCATCGACATGCACTGCGTCATTTCCTCCGACGCGATGACCGTCCTCGAAGCCATCGGCAACGGCAACCGCTCGGCCGCCATCGAATACCTTGTCAACCAATACATCGCCGATACGCGCTCCAAAGCGCTCGCCCAAGCCGAAGTCTAAAAACCCGCAATCCCGCATATGGCGGCCCCCGACTTTAAGGCAGTTGCCGAGGCTGCCCTGTCGCAGGCGCACGCGCTTTTGCCCCAATGGCTCGGGGGAAAGCGCGAAGGCTCAGAGTGGGTAGGCTGTAAAAAAGCCAACGGCGGTCCCGGCGACTCGTGGAAAATCAACTTAGTCACGGGCCACTGGGGCGCCTTCGCCAGCGACGAGCGCGGCGGCGACATGATCTCGCTCTATGCCGCGCTCCACCGCCTTAACCAGAGCGCGGCGCTGCAGCAAGTCGCGCAACTGGTCGGCATGAATGGCAGTTACGTGCCGGTGCTGCCGCTCACCAAGCCGCCGGAGAAGGCCCCCGACGAGATTCCCATCGACGCCCCGCCTCTGCCCGATCACCGCACCCTCGGCCCCGCCACGGCGGTCTACAGCTACGGTGACAGCTTCCGCGTCGCGCGCTACGAAGGCCCCGGCGGCAAGGAATTTAGGCAGTTCACCTGGCGCGAGGATCGCTGGGTGGCCAAAGGAGCGCCGGCCCCGCTGGAGCTGTACAACAAGGTCTATCTTGAGAATCAGCGCACGGCCCCGGTGCTGGTGGTGGAGGGCGAGAAGTGCGCCGAGGCCGCGGCCCCGCTGCTGCCGGAATACGTGGTCCTCACCTGGGCGGGCGGCGCAAGCAATTGGAAGAAGTCCGACTGGACGGTGCTCGCCGGCCGGAACGTGACCCTTTGGCCCGACGCCGATGACCCTGGGCGCAACGCCGCCGCCGCCATCGCGGGGGTGTTGCTGCCGATCGCCGCGAGCGTGCGCGTCATAACGCCGCATGAGGAGGCACCGCCGGGATGGGACGTGGCCGATGCAATAGCCGAAGCGACCACGGACACCGCTGACCTGATCGAGTACATGGACACGCACAGCTCGACTGCGATAGAGGCCCCGGCGCCCCCCCGGCCAGCCCCGGCAAAAAAGGCCCCGGTCGTCACCAAGACCCCGCGCTGTTCCGTCCTGATGGACTGGTCCGCATTCGGCCTCGACTGTAACGAGGGTGGCGTGCCGCACTCGACGCTCGCGAATGCTAGCAAGATCATCCAGATGCACCCTGATCTTAAAGGGCGCATCTGGTTCGATACGTTTCGCGGGCGCGTTTATTACAAACCGCAGGGCGGCATTGAGCGGCCCCTGATAGACGCCGACGTGCTCAACGTCACCGTGCTGTTGCAGGAGGGGCTGCGGCTGCCGAAGATGACAAGTCGGCTGGTGGGCGAAGCCCTCGATCACGCGGCGCGCAGCGACGAGCGCAACTCCCTGACTGACTGGCTCGACGGCCTACAATGGGACGGCATCAAACGCCTCGACACCTGGCTCATTGATTGCCTCGGCTGCGACATGGACGAATACACGATGGCGATTAGCCACAACTGGCCAATAGCTATGGTGGCTCGCGCCTATGTGCCGGGGTGCAAGATGGACAACATGCCCGTGCTCGAAGGTGTCTCGGGAACCAGCAAAACGACATTCCTCGAAGTCCTGGGCGGTCCCTGGTACAAGTCCTTTCCGCACCTGGGGTTCGGGGAGAAAGATTTTTTGCAAGCGATCCAAGGCGCGTGGCTCATTGAGATACCCGACATGACCAACTTCTCGCGGCGCGAGCATTCACAGGTCGTCGCGACCATTACGACGCGCGTTGATTCCTACCGCGCGAGTTATGGGCGCATCACCGAAGATCATCCACGCACCGCGATCTTCGCGGCGACAAGTGAGACCGACGACTATCTCTCGGATGCTCGCGGCAAGCGCCGTTATTGGCCGATTCGCTGCGAGACGATCGAGATTGACACGCTGCGTGACACGCGAGAGCAGGTATTCGCCGAAGCGGTCCAGGCGTATCGGGACGGCGAGACCTGGCACAAAATGCCAGCTCAAGCCACGATTGAGCAGGAAGAACGAGTCGCGGAGCCCGACGCATGGACGGCTGTCGCACTGAGCTACGCCACCACTCACGCCGATAGCCGGGGACGCATCACCACGTCGGCCATCCTACAATACGCAATCGACATGCCGCTCGCGAAGCAGACGCCGGTAGAGCAAAGGCGTGTCGGGCGCATCATGCGCGCGGCTGGCTTTCGTCGCGGTCGCACTGGGGACGGTCGGTATTGGTATCCGCCACGCGAGGATGCGCCGCCCGAATAAAAAAAGGGGCGCGTAAAGCGCCCCGAAAGGTCTCCAGCACGGAGATTGATCGTATTGTACACCTCACGCCGCCTGTTGCAGCGCGTCATCGTCAATTTCGGGTTGTACTCCATGATCCGCGCGCCTCCGCTAACCCTCCCGCTCAAAAATCGGGCGGTTCACCCTCATAGCGACTTCGTACACCTTATCTTCGTAGCCTTGATCGCTCTGTAAATTGCCGCACGCATGTTTGCGGCCCACGATCTTAAAGCCGGCCCCCACGATAAAGTGTCCGTTGTCACCGTTATCCGTATCCAAGCGTTTCAGAGGCCCCACGCCGACACTGGTCGTACCGCCGTGAAAATTACCGATGATCTGCGCGAAGCGGGCGAGGAAATACGATTGATCCTCGACCGGATCACGCACGCCCAAATCCTTTGCCGCACGCAGAAATGCGTTGACCGACTCAATACCGCCGTTCCAATGCAGGTAGATACCTACCTCGCCGCCTTCGACACTTACGACTGCTCTATTGCCCATTTTCATATCTCCGGTTGCTGGTTACTACCAATATATGATCGCTTGACAGAATTGCAATCTTGCTGCGCAGCAAATATCGCCGCCGCGCGCTCTGCCGCCTCGCGCCGCCGATACTTCGCGACTTCGCGATAGCGCCCCGCGTCGTTGCGGAGCACGACCCAAAAGCCTTTTTGCGGAGTGTGCGAGACGAAGTAGGTCACGGCCCCGCCAATGCGGCGACGACGCCATAGCGGGCCGCGCAGCGCAGCTTGCAAAAGAGCCCTTGCGGGTCCATGTAATGAAGCGACCCCGATGTCATGTCACCACCCTAAGCTGTCTGCTGCGCACCAGATTACCCGCCCATGTCGAAGGCCGCCCCGCGACGCCATTCTGTTCCAACAGATGCGTGAACTCTGCCAGCGTAAACGCATTGCCCTGGTGGGTACGCTGGATATGCGCCAGAATCACAGCGCTTTTAGTGCCCGTGCGGCGCGGCGGCGCCTGCGGATTGAGCGACAGCTTATCGCTTGCGCGCACCGATTGGTAATTAGCCATCCGGCCATCTTTCTTCGTTTTCGCCGTCTTCGGTGCCCCGCCTAGCAGCTTAAATAGCTCATCCTCGATCTGCTTACGCAGCGGGCGCGAAAACGCCTCGAAGTAAGCGTTTAGGTCCACTTCGACATCGCGCCGAAACTCAATTTTGACGTTGCTCATGTTCTCACCTTGTCTACTAATGGCATGGGGCGCGGCAAATCGGGGTGGCGACTATAGAAAGACTTGATCGGCACCAGCGCCGCCTTGAGGCCCCGCTCGGTTGGCTCTGCCGGCGACTGTATTAGCTCCATCAGCTTTTTAGCGGCGCGCACCGGAGGCTGCCAATAGGCCCACCCGTCGCTGTTCGCGTTAATCACGTTTCTGTGCGCGTAAAGAATCCTCGCGGCCTCGCCTCGAAGGCCCCGGCCTTGATCCACCGCGCGCTGTATGTCCCAGTCATTCATAAAAAGCATTCCAATCTCCTAATGGTTAAATTACTCGGTTAAATCCTCTGGATCATCACTAGACTCACAGTTGTTGCAAAAAAAGTATTCCGGCCCCGAATCCTCGCTGCCGGTTTCGGTCAATTCGTAATCGGTCGTCTCGCGGAACCATCGGCCATACTGCACGTCAACATCGGTGCTGCCGCAGTTGCTACACTTCCAGCGTGGCCCCGCTTTCGTTTTCCGGCTCATTGCTTCACCCATCCGTGCGGCCCCGCCTCCTTCAACGCCTCGTCAATTTCGTTCAATAGCAGCGCGATGCGCTGCCACCCGCGCACGCCCTCCGGTGGCATCAAATCCTTGGCAAGCACCGCGCGTGCCTCGCTAACGTCGGGCAACAGCGTTACTTGATTGATCAAGTCGCGCAGCGCCGTCTCTAGCTCGCGGATGCGCCGATGACAGAGCAAGTTCTCCTCGCGTAATAGCCGCGCTGTTTCGCGCTCGAAATCTAGCTCGCTCATAGCCCCGCCTCCCGTAAGACCTTGCGCGCCTTTTTAATCAGCCCCGACAATCCCTCGACCGCATCATCGCCGCACATGCCCTCGCCGTCGGTACGCGCGTCGTACTCATCAGCGGTTTCCATGCGCGCCATCTGGCGCAGTAGAGCGACCATTGGCATGGCGTCCACATGCCGCTGCCTGTCGTTCGGTGCTTTCTTCATAGCCCCGCCTCCTTAAGCACCCTACGCAAATGCGCGTAATGCTCGGCCATCGCTTCGACCGTATCGGCCCCGCTGATTTCGTCCTCGCCACCAAAGCCTAGCTCCTCCAGCCCCGCGACGAGTGTTTTCAGCGTCGCGGCGAGCGCGGGTGCCGCGTGCAATGTGCGCGCGGCCTCCGTGATCGAGGTTGCATCCATAGTGAATGTCCACGCAGCGGGCGGTTTGATTTTGGCTTGGCCGATTGCTACACCGTATTTCATATTTCCTCCAGACAGCGCATACAGATGCCGCCAGGCGGGCCAATGTGCTCGCACGGCGGCTCCGCTGCGTGGAATTGCTGGCGCACCGCGTAGCCGTTCTCGTTCAGCACATCCGCGATGGTTTCTAGCGTCTCGGAGCACCATCGCTCGCCATCCATTAGCTTTGCGATTGCCAACAGCAAAGCGTGCGGGTCCATGCCGTAGTGTCTATGTGTTGCCATTCTGCTCTCTCCGTTCCCGTTCCAAGTTGTACTCGCGCGCCGCCTCATGCCGTGCGTTGTGCTCGGCTTGATGCTGCGCGCAGAGCGTGATGCTCTCGCGCCCCCGCGCGTCGCGTTCGGTGCGACAGCCGCATTGTTCGGTGTCGTGTTTCATTTATCGCCCCCCTCTAAGTGCCTCGCTTGTGCGAGTCCTACGTCAATATCCCCTAGCAACGCACCCTCGTCATTCTCCTGCTGGTTCAGCCGCGCCAATTCATCGCGCGCATCCCTCAGCAGCGCCGCCAGGGTGTCGTGACTCTGGCGCAGAGCGCGCAGCCGCGACTTTAACTCCGCAGTAGTCATACTCCCGCCTTGGCAA